CTCATCTGCCGGTTTGTCGCGGAGTTGCGCTGGCGTTTTGTCGTAACCCGGTGTTACGTTCGGGTAAGCGACAAACCACCAATATGCAGGGAAGGTGATCCCACACATGTCTCTCGTGATGACTCAGGCCGAGATTGACGACGACCCCGCCCGCTGGCACGAGCAGCGTCAACGCGGCATCGGCGGGTCAGACATCGCAACGATCGTCAGGGCCGAAGGCGCGTACTCCAGCCCGTTCGCCCTCTACTGGCAAAAGATCGACGGCGGGGGGATTCCCGACACGTTGCGCATGCGCCGGGGGCGGCACGACGAGTCGCTCGTTGCTGAACTGCTCGACGAGTACCCCGCGATTCAGCCGATGACTGTTCTGCCGGGCGGGCTGTACCGCTCGGATGATCGCCCGTGGCAGCAGGCGACGTTTGACCGGCTGACCGGTTACGGTGCGCCGATTCAGATCAAGACGTCGAACACGCGCGCTGGTTGGGGCGATGCCCCTGACGGGGAGATTCCCGCGAACTACCTCGCTCAGATCTTGCATGAGATCGACGTCGCCGGCGCAGATGAGGGCCTGTTGCCGTGCTTGTTCGACGGCCCTGACGAGCTCAGGGTGTACCGGGTGATCATCGACGCTGACGCGCGCAAAGACGTCGAGTTTCTCCGCGCGTCGGGTCAGCAGTTCTGGCAGCGCATCATCGACCGTGACCCGCCTGACGTGGACTGGCACGCTGACACCACGGCGGCGCTCAAACGGATACACGCCCGTGTCGAGCACCGCGACGCGCGGATCCCGAAGTCGCTCGCACGCCGGTTGCGTCGCGCTTATGCTGCGCGCCGCGCTGCTGAGCGCAGATTCAAGCAGGCCGAGAACGAGGTCAGGGAACTCATGGGTCCAGCGACGCGGGCGATCACTCGCGGATCGAGGGGGATCGACGCTGACCACCCGAACGGGCTCGATTACGACGTGATCGCAACCCGGTCGGTGTACGACGAACGGCGCGTCAACCTGACTGACCTGCGCGCCGCCCGGCCGGCGCTGCTGGCCAAATTCACGCAGGCCAAGCAGATCGACAAGATGCTTGTCAAGCAGCCCAAGCCCACGACTCGCGGGCGCGCGTAGGCTCGCCCGCCCATACCGTTACAACGACAGGAGAGTGCAATGCCAGCAAGGGGAAACGTCCGCGACCGATCTGACCGCGGTCAGGGCGAGCCGAGCGCGAGCAGTCAAGAGATCGCGCGGCTCGAAGATCGCATCAGGAGCGGCAAGGGCTATTACAACGCCGTGTCGCCGGCGTTCGTCGCGGGTGACGCGTTCGTCGCAATGGCGATGGGCTACTTGCGAGCGCGCCCGAAACTCGCTGTCGCTGCGACCCGCAATCCTGGGTCGTTTCTGGCGGCGCTGTCTGAGTGCGCGCGGCAAGGGCTCGTGCTGGGCGAGACGTATCACATCGTCGGCCCGTTCAACGACCCCAAAGGCGAGGTCACGGGCGTGCAGGGCGGGGTGTATTGCGTCGGCATGCGCGATTACAAGGGCGAGATCGAACTGATGTACCGCAGCGGCGGGGTTCGCACCGTCGTGTATGACGTGATCCGCGACCGCGACACATTCAAGCGCGGGCGGCACCCGCATGAGGCTCCCGAGTTCGCGCCGCTCGACGAGGGACTCGCCAGCGACGCCGACCGGGGCGAACTCAAAGGCGTATTCGCGTACGCGATCCTCGAATCAGGGGCAGTGTCGCGGGTCGTCGTCATGGGACGCGACGAGATCATGCGCCACCGCGAAGCGTCCAGAAACAAAAAGCTATGGGATGGGCCGTGGGAGATCAGCGCGTGGCTCAAGACGGGGATTCACGAACTGCGCAAGGGCGTGCCGACGTCGGCTGAGTACCGCGTCGATCAGTACCGGGCGATGATCGCAGCGAACCAACTGCCGGGCGCGGAGATCGCAGCGGCGGGCGGGGATCTGGCCGTGGTCAGCGACGACGATCTGACCGCGCCGGCGCTGGACGCTGGGCCGGGCACGATCAACGGCGAAGTCGAGCGCGGCCAGGCACCGAAAGCGCCGGCGGGCAAGCAGCAGCAAACCCGCGAACGGCGCAAGGGCCGGGGCGAGCCCAAGACTGAGCCCCCGAAGCGTGACCCCGCTGACATCCGTCAGATCGTCGCGCTCATGGATGAGATCGGCGTGCCCCCCGACCGGCGCATTCTCACCGTCGAGGCGATCCTGCCGCAGTGGGAGGTCAGCGACCCGCCCGCGCTCGACGACGACCAGCACGCGACAGTGATCGCCAAACTGCGCGAGTTCATCGACACCGCCGACCCCGACCCCGAAGCGGGCCTAGCGCCCTATGACAACTGGCACACCTGGATCAGTTCACCCGCTGACTAAAACGAGCGAGCGCCGGCCGCCGGGGGGGATAGCGGCCGGCGCTGACTCGCCCGTTACAACGAGACGCCGCCGATGAGACAGACGCAGATCAAGCGTACCGCGATGAGGGGGTTTCGCCCCGGCGCTGCGCGGGCGTAAGGTCAAGCCCTAGCACGGAAGAAATGCGAGAGGCCCGCGCCGTCACAGACTCGGGCCTCACGCTCTGCCCTTGCAGACAGGGATTGGTGATCCAATTGCTGATCATACAGGCGCCGGCGTCAGGCGCAAGTGCCCACGCGTCGCGACACGCCGTGCTCGCCGCCCTGCGTAACCCCGCCAACTGGCGACGTGCCCACGATTGCCGGCCCGCGATCAAAGCAGCGACCCGCGCGGCGGGGCTGCCACCAGCGACCCGAGCGTTCGGGTTGTGGCTCGCTGAAAAGTTCAAACCTGACGGCACGCTGTACGCCGACGCCGACCGGGGCATGCTCGCTGCGTGGTACGGCATCAGCGCCCGCACGCTGTCACGCCACCTCGCCGCGCTCGACGCTGCCGGGCTCATCGAACGCCAGCACAGCGGCCGGCTCGTGCCCCGGACGGGCTGTTATCAGCACGTCGTCGTGATCCTCGCCGCAGCTGAGTTCCGCGAGCATGATGAGCGTCTTTCGCTCACTGTGCCGAAACAAGCCGCTGAGCAGCGAAATGGTCAACCTTGTCCACCCCACACCCCTATAAGGGTAGGTTCCTCCGGTTCTGTAGGTGCGAAGCTGCCCGTTGAGGACGCGCGCGCGACCGAGATCGAGCAGCAGTGGGAAGCCGAGCGGGAGCAACGCTGGGTGCGTGATCACTGGCCGCTGCTGGCCAAGTCGCGCACTGATGTGCCGATGCTGCGACCGGGCTACTCGGACAACGTCACGCTCGATCCCGAGGCCCGCGCGCGCCTCATCGGCGCTCGACGACCAGCGCCAACGACTGAGCAGCGGATCGCGTGGCTGCGTCAAAGCCGCGACCCCGCGCATCACACGCTCGCTGACTGTCTGGAAAGACACGGCGGCGACGACGAAAGGCCGTTCTGATGCCAGCCAGCAAGACAGTCACGATCGACGATCTGATCAACATCTGCCCGCCCGGCACTGACCCGCGCATCCGTCAGTGGCTCGGGCGCGTGCTCGCTGAGACGCAGAGGCGCAACCGGGCGCGCGCTGAGCGTGTATTGAAATACGACGATCTGCGCGAGGCGTTGCGCAATGAACTCGGGATCAACCCGTATGAGTGGAACGGCTACGTCGAGCCGTTGCAGGGCCAAGACATGACCGCTGAGCGGGTGCATTCGCCCAAGGGCCGGCCTAATCTGCGCAAGCGCACCACCGTTGATCGCCAGTCAAACCGCGACGATGAGCGGCGCAAGTCTCTTATCGCGATCGTCAGCGAAGCGTGGCAGCGTGATCTCGACGCCGGGCTTGTCGAGCCCGAGCAGGCGATTGAGGCGATGTTCCCGTTCCCGATTCCGGGGCTCAAAGCGCCCGAGCGGACGCTGAGCGCTGACACTGATCTAGGCGAGTTCGACGGGGAGCAGCAAACCCTCGACGACGAGATCGACGACGATGAGCGGGAGCAGACGTTTATGCGCGGCCCGGGCCGTCAGCAGCCTCGCCGCACGTCACGAGCGGATCGCCGGCGATGAGGCGCTCAGACATGGACGCGCGGCTTGACGAACTGTACGCGCAGCTTCCGACGATCAACTGCACGGGCGCGTGCTGGGGCTCGTGCGGGCCGATCGACATGACGCACCGGGAGCGGCAGCGGATCCGCGAGCACGGGGTCAAGATCCCCCATTACACCGTCACCGAACTGGCGATCGTCGCGCTGTCGAATGAGGGCGCGATGTGCCCCGCGCTGGTCAACCGGCGTTGCTCGGTCTACCTGGCACGCCCGCTGATCTGCCGGTTGTACGGCATCACAGAGGCGATGAAATGCCCGCACGGGTGCGTGCCGTCGCCCCGGTATCTGAACGACGGCGAGACACACGATCTGTTCACTGAGGTAATGCTGATCGGCGGGCATGAGCTCGTCGGCGGCATGAGCGAGGCTGAGTTTCGCGCGCACGCGGCGACGCAACGTCGGACGTTCCGCCCGACTGTCCGCATGCGCGCGTTTGAGCAGCGCGGCCAGCGATAGAGAGGATCACCGGCCATGACAGATCACATCGACCGGCCCGCCCGGTTGCGGGTGTACGGGCTCGACTTGTCGCTGACCTCGACGGGGGTCGCGTGCGTGCTCGATCCCGTGCATGACGACGCCGGCCCGCCCCGCGTGTGGGCCGAAACGATCAAGCCGCGGCACCGGGGGCACGAGCGCCTCGACGAACTGGCCGGGCGGATTCACACGTTCATCGCGACCGCCCGCCCTGGTGAGCCGGGCATCGACATGACGCGGCCCGTGCCGTCGTACACGTTCGTCGTCGTTGAGGGTCCGATCTACCGGGTGCCCAAGGTCAAGATGGGCGATGGCACGCGCGAGACGAGTCTTAGGGGATACCACGAGCGCGCCGGGTTGTGGTGGATGATCACGCACCGGTTGTGGCGTCTGGGCATCCCCGTCGCAGTCGCCCCGCCGTCGTCGATCAAACTGTTCGCCACTGGCAAGGGCAACGCGGCCAAAGATCGCGTGTTCGCCTCGGTGGTGCGCAAGTTCCCCGACGTCGAGTCCAACGATGAGGCTGACGCGCTGGCCTGCGCGGCGATGGGCGCTGCTCACCTGGGCGTGCCGCTCGTGCAGTACGACACGACGCTCGCCCGTGAGCGCGCGCTCGCCGGCGTCGAGTGGTGGCCGGCGCTTGAATCGGTGCTCACCGCGACCGGGATGCTGCCGTGATCACGCTGACCGCGCTCAACGGCAGCGGGCATCTGCACGAGCCCGCCGACCACCACCGCAACCAGTACGACGACCCGTTCAACGTTGACCCGTGCTCGCACTGCGGCGGGCCGAGGGTGCGCGGGCGGGCGGGTCTGGGGCGGTGCAATCTCGGGCTTTGCTCGACGTGTTACACGCGGTGGATGGACAACGGCTACCCCGCCGGCGGCCCGCCGCAGCGGCGGCCGGGCGGGCGCGGGTGGCGGCTCAATGACCCCGGCCTGCTGGCCGAGTTCGCAGAACTGGACCGGTGCGGCACGCCGGGGCGCAGTGCTGAGCTCGCGCAACGTTTCGGCGTAACCCGGCGCACATTGTCACGCTGGCGCCGTGTTATAGAAAGACGCGCACATACCCGCGAACTGCGCGCGAACGCCATCACCGACGCCGGCCCGGTGCTTGTGCGCCGGCGCGCATCCCAGCGGGGGGAGTATGAGCCCGACGCGATCATCATCATGGCTGCCGCCGAAGCGGTGGCGGGCCAAACGGGCGGCGCTCGACGCGTTGACTGTGTCAGCGCTTAACCGCGTGTCCCACGAGACAGACAACGGGCGGCTGCGAGGCTTGACGTACCGGGGCGTCGTGGCCGACCTCGCCACCATCCACCGAGAACTGAGCGCCGATGACAAGTAGCACGCTCGATCTGCCCGACCTTGACGAGATCGTCACGGCCGGCGACCCGCCGTGCGAGGTGGTCAGGTACGTCGATGGCGTCTGCGTCGGGCAGTGCGGCAGCCCGTCGTCGGCGCGGTGCGACATGCGCTGCCAGATGTGTGACAACGTCACGAGGCCCGCGTTCATCTGCCCGCCGTGCATCGACGACTGCCGCGCGGGCCGCGCCCGCTGCGCCGTCGATCATGGGACGCTTGTGATCAGGCGGTGGTATTAGTGGCGCTGATCCAGTACATGCAGGCTGACGGCGATCTGACGTTGCGCGTGACGCTGCACTGCCCGCGCTGCCACGGGTGCGCGATCGTCGAGCACGTGCCGACCGAGGGATTGCAGCACTACCTGATGGGCGTGCCCGCTGCGATCGCCCTGCCTGGCATGGCCGACGCTGACCGCGACAAACTCGTCACCGGTTACCACCCGTGGTGCATCACGCAAGCGCTCGCCAGCGAGATCCCCGATGACGTGAGCGGGCTGAGCAGTGACTAAGAAAACCCGCCGCATCCTGCCCCGGGGGCAGCGCCCCGTGTACGGCAGCAAACTCGGTGTCGTAAGCCATGCCGATAATTGCCCGTGCCGCCCGTGCAGGCGGTTGCGGGCCAACGGCTCGACGCGCCGAAGCGAGGCGCGCGGCACCACCGAGGGGAACTGATGAGACGCCTGCTGATCGCGCTGGCCGCGGTCGCCGCGCTCGCCGGTTGCGGCAGCAGCACGAGCAACGGGTTCGTCCCGAATGCGGTCACGTCGAGCCCGAGCCCGCTGGCCAGCCCCAGCGCCAGCGCGAGCCCGAGCGTCTCGCATCATCATCACCGTCTCGTGCGCGTGCATGACCCCGGCGAGATCACCGGCACAATCGTCGGCCCGTGCCACGCCCGGCAGAACGGGCAGCTTCCGGATCCGCACTGCACACCCGGCAGCATCGACCCGACGCTGACCGCAGCTGAGATCTGCGCCCCGAACTACACGACCAGCGCGTACCGCCCGCCGTCGTCGCAGACGTCGCGGTTTAAGTACGACGTCGCTGAGCCCGCCTATGGCATGGCGGGGCTCGCGGGCGAACTCGATCATCTTGTGTCGCTGGAGTTGGGCGGGTCCAACGACGCCGCGAACTTGTGGCCAGAACCGGGGGCGATCCCCAACCCGAAAGACAGCGTCGAGAACAAACTCCATGCGTGGGTGTGCGCGGGGTCGGACGCTGCCGAACAGCAACGACGTCTCAGGGCCGCGCAGCATGCGATCGCTGAGGACTGGACGACCGCCGTGCAAAAGCTCGGCGCGTAACAAGATCAGGAGAGGTGATCTGGCATGGCTGACAACGACGGGCCTAGTTTGACCGCAGCGGGCGATCTGCCCGGGGACCTGTACAACGGGTTCACTGCGATCGTGTCGGAACTGCTCAAAGGCGCTGAGCGCGGCGCGAAATACGTCACGGTGACTGTATGGCAAGCGGGCTCGACGACGATCAACCACCGCAAGGGCAACGCGACACGGCAAGCGCTCGCGGTCGTGTCGGTCGAGATCTTGCGGGACGCCGACGCCGATCAGGCGATGGCGATGCACGACGCGGCGTTCCACGCTCGCACCGACGACGAGTCGATGCCGAAGCAGGGGGCGCTCACGGGCGGCGACGGCGCCGACGAGTAACAGCGGGCGAGCGCCGGCCGCCGAGCACGGGCCGGCGCTCGCGCCCGCCTGATTGGCTGCTGTTCTGTGCGTGCGTGCTCGCGATTCTGACGTTGCCGGCGCTCGCGTTCGTCGGCACTTTGCATTTGGTCCGGGTGCTGTCGCATGTGCAGCCGACCAGCCCGTTGCCTGTGATCCCCGCGCCGTCGCCGTCGAGCTCAACTGCGCGCGCGTCTCGAGCCGCGCCCTCTCACACGATTTGTAATTTTTGTAATCAGCCGGCGACGCTCGCGCCGACGTACCCGGTCGCGCCGGCCACCAGGCACGCAAAGCGACCCGCGCCGAGCCCGAGCCCGCGCGCGAGCCCGACCGCGGGGAGCACGCCGACGCCGAGCCCGACGATCAGCGTCAGCCCGTCGCCGTCGCTGAGCCCGAGCGAAAGCCCCCAACCATCAAGCAGCCCGCCTGCGCGCTCGCCGCAGACGGGCCGCCCGAGGGTTGATTATCTCAAACCGTTGCAGTGCAGATATTCACGCTTGGCCGCATCGGTGATCCACGGCGGGGCGTCGTCGAGCACGCCCCGCGCGATGACGACCCACCCCTCGCCGGCGAGCGCGCTCTTGCCCGCGTCGCGTTCGCGCTCGCGCTGGAGGTCATACAGCCAAAGCGTCTGCTCATCCATCACCCGGTCACGGTGAGCCGGCGGGCTGGCGTAGAACATCGGAAAGACGATCCCGTCGTCAGGGGTCGCGGTCGCGACGATCCGCGCGCTGTCGCCCTCGACGTACCTGATCGCATAATTGCGCTGGTCAACACGAGCGCGGTCGGTCGCGACCTTGACCGCCTCATCCCAGTGTTCGGGCTTGGCGTCAGCAGTCTCATACCAAGCCCCAGACGCGCCCTCAGCGCTCACGCAGTACACGCGTCGCGCCCTCACGAGATCGGCCTTTCAGTCACAGCGAACGGTTGTGAGTCGCCCGCGTGGTCGAGACGGCACTGAGCGCCCTGACCTTTTGACGTGTTGCAACGCGTGCAGAGCGTCTGATAGCCGGCGGGCAACCCCTCGCGGATCAAGTACGCGTAGAACTGCGAGCGCCAATGGCCGATCTCACGACGATGCGTCTTGCCGTCGCCGTTGACGTGGTCAAGCGTCAGTTGATCAGCGCTGCCGCAGCACACGCACCGCTCGCCGTAATGGGCGAACACGATCGCGCGCTGCTTGGCGTACAGCGTCACACCGTCGCGCGGGTATCGCTTAGTGATCGCTTGCTGCGTGACCCCGAGCGCGGTCGCTATGTCGTGGTCTGAGTAGCCGAACGCGCGCGCGCCCTCGACAGCGAGCGTGAGCGTCCGCTTGGCCCGAGTGATCTCGTCACTGAGCCAGCGCAGCGCGTCGAGATCGCCAGCAGCGCGAACGCCGACGTTCGCGATCTGCCTGCTGAGCGATCGCGTGTATGCGCTCGTTTCGGTGATGCGCTCGACGCGTTCTTGACGGCGGGCGCAGTCATCGGAGCAAAACCGCCGGCGGCGGGGCGGCAGCGGCTTGCCGCACGTCTCGTCGAGCACGCGCCGGCGCTTGCGCCCGTCCGCGCCTTTCTCGACGACGACGATGCGGGCGCAGCACTCAGTCGCGCGCATTACCGCCACCACCCCACGGGCACACCGGGGCCGCCGCACTCGTGCTCGTCGGCGCGCATCAGATGCGTCATGTCGTCGGGTCCGTTCGGGTTGAACGTCTCGCCGCACAGCGCGCACAACGCCTCACGCCCGGCAGCGCCCTCGCTCAGACGCCAGAACTCGGCGTCGTGCTTGCCCGGCGTCCCCGGCGCGATCTGCTCAATGGGGAACAGATCACAGATCAGCCCCGTGTCGAGATTGCAGTACGTCACGATCGTGTCGTCGCCGTCGAGCGCCGGGTGATCATCTGCCCAGACGCGCAGACGGTCAAGCGCGTCGTGATAGTCGTCGAACGCGAGCGCGCGCAGATCGTCGGGGTCGAGAGGGTCGGTCAGCGGCGTGCCGTCCACGTGCGGGCTGTACTGGCCGCGCTCGCGCACGACGACAAGCCCGCTCGGGATGCCCTCGACGCTGATCGCGTCGTACACGTTCGCGAGACGGTCGCGCAACGTGTCGAACGCCGCCCCGTCAAGACGCTGGCTCAGCGCGACGATCGCGTCAACGAGCGGCAGCCCGCCGGCGGGCAGCAGCGCCGTCGCGAGCACGACGCGATTCGCATCGTCGAGCCCCTCGCCGGCGAGCGATTCTGCGTACTGCTCGATGGTCACGCCGGGGCACCCGAACCCGCCGAACATGTCATGCGGGTCGTGTGGCTTGCCGGCGAACTCGCAGTCAGTCATGTCTACTCACTCCCCATCACGAACCCGCACGCGCGGCACGTCGCGGGCTCGCCGTCGTCCCACTGGCGGCGCGAGCAGCGCGGGCAGTCAGCGTCGTGCGGGTGGTCTGCGAGATCTTGCGCGCGCAAGATCGCAAGCGTCGCGCTCGGGATGACGTTCGCGCTGATGTTGGTCGTGTCGAACGGCATCGCGGTCAGCGTGTACTGCCCCTGATGGCGTCGCGTGCCAGCGTCAGCGCGCCAGCCCCCGCGCCACGGCGACGCGGTTGCGAAGTCTCCGCGCTGCGCCTCGATCCAGTCGAGCGACCGGCCGGCGACAGTGTTGCAGTGGTTCATCGCTGCCATGTCGTCAACGAACACCCCGAGCAGCACCGACTGACCGACGCTCAGACCGGGGCCTTGCGCGACGTACACGACGCGCTGCTCCGGGGTCACGCTGTCGGGCGTCTCGACGCCGTCAACGTCACAGTCGAACTGCTCGACGGCGAACGACCCGCCGGCGCGCGGGGCGAGCACCCACAGCCCGCCTATGTGCGTGCTCTCACGGTCACGCTCATACGCGTAGTCGATGACGTCGCTGTCACCGATCATGCGGGCGAGCCCATACTCGGCGTCGTACGTCACGAGCGCGGAATGCCCGCCCTGCGGGTCGCTGGCCAAGTCGGCAGCGACCGTCGCGAGATACGCGCTCAGTGTGTCTGTGGTCAGATTCATTGTTGATCACCAATCGTTGTGCGTCTCGGGCGAATCTGCCCGATTGGGGCGCTCACGTGCTCGACGCGAACGCCCCGACCGGTCAGCGCGCTTGCTGCTGCTTGCGCGCCCACGCGATCACAGCGGCTTTGGCCGGCTGATACTGGCTGTCGTTGCGGATCGTCGCGAGCACTTGCTCACGTGTCATCGCGACCGGGGCGGTCAGCGGCCCGCCGCAGATCTCGCACGTGCTCGCGACCGTGGTGTGAAACGCACACCCCTTGACGCACGTGCGCAGTTGATACGTCTTCACTTGAGATCACCAATCTCTTGATTGAACTGTACGATTAAAGTGTATCTCACGCGCGCGCGGGACGCAAATAGAGTTTAACGATTGCTCGCGTCAATTCCGGTAGGCTCAGCCCCGGCTGCGGGGCAGTCGTAGGCCGGTAGCAGTTGAGGCCGTCCGGTGGCTTGCGCGGGCGTATTCCCCTGCACGGGTGCTCGCGTGGCCGCGCTAGTGGTGCAGCACTGGCGCTCGCGGGTTCAAATCCCGTCGCTGCTTCGCAGCTTTGAGCTCGCGCGCACGACTGACCGCGGTGCGCCTGGTGGATGTGTCCGCCCTCACACCCCCAACGTTAAAGTCTATTTGTGTTCCCGCGCGAACCGGGATACACTTTAATCGTACAGTTCAGAACGCACAGACAGGTGATCCAATGAGCAAGATCGAGACGATCCTCAAAGATCGTGACTACGTCGTGAGCGACTCGCTGATCGCCCCGTTCGGGGCAAGCGCCGTGTACGAAATGGCGTTCGACTTTTCGATCATGCGCGTCGTGCTCGACGCCGACGAGGTCGATGTCACGATCTACGCGCTGACCGCGCACAGCCAAGTCGAGCGCTATCACGTCGCGCTGAGCAACGCGCCCGCGACCGTGCTGATCGCCACGCTTGAATCAGTCGAGACTGAGTGCGAGGACAACTGATGACGTTCTACGCGAGCGAGCGCCGCATGCGCGCCGAACTGCTCGACATGGGACTCGACAAGATCTCGACGCGCCGCATGCTGATCAGCGCGCGACGTGGCAGCACAGTCGATCTGTCGTGCGGGCAGTCGCTTCGCTTTGTTGACGGTCTGTTCGCCATCGACGGCGAGTACGTGCCCCCGAGCATCGGGGCACGCGACGACTTGTGAGCGACTTTCGCAACGCCCCGGCCAGCGCGCCGGGGCGTTGTGTTGGCTGTCACACCCCGATCGTTAAACTCTATTTGCGTGGTCGAACGCCATGCGATACACTTTAACTGTACAGTTCAGACACAGACAGGTGATCCACATGAGCAACGTTTACGACCACCACCGGGGGCGCGCAGTCGTCTCGCTCGCGAGCCGGCGCAACCGGCTCGCTGCTGACTTTCCCGGTTGGGGCAGCCCCGACTATGCGAAGTTTCTCATCCCCATGATCGGCGGGCTCGCCGGCGTCATCACTGACGTCGAGTCGCACGGCAACGCCCCGCACACCCGCTACTGCGTCCGGTTCGACGACGGGTCGCGCGCGAGCGGGGTCGTGCTGGGCGTTGACTTCACTTGGGCTGACGGCAGCGACGTCGCTGACACGCCGGCGTTTCGCGCGAACATCACCCCGACGATCAAGCGCATGTACGCGACCGATGAGCGCGTGATGCGCGCAGCGCGCGGGGGCACGCGATGATCACGATCGTCGCGCAGTCCCGGCGCAACAGCGAGTCGTCGTGTTGGCAGACCGTTGATCACATGAGCGAGCGCGACGTCGAGCGGCAGAACGCCGAGTGCGGGTGGCGCAAGTACCGGCTCGCCCGGCGCGTGCTGAACGTCAACGATCAGGCGGCGCTGCTCGTGCTCGCGACCGAGGGGCGGGGGCGCGCGACGACCGGCGATGAGCCGGGCGCGCTGCACGTCTCGTGGCGGCAGCATCTTGACCGCCTCGCGCAGACCGAACTCGTTGACGCGTTCAGCGAGCACGGGTCACTCGCGACCGACCCCGGTCGCACGTTCTATGAGATCACTGAGCAAGGGCTCGACGTGCTCGCTGCGATACGCGAGCGTCACGCCGCCGAGTGCTGCGACTGCCGCTGACCGTTTGCGTGCTGTTCGTTACGCGTAACGCGTTTCGCATAACGAGCAGTCGCGCAATCGGGCAGACCGCCCGAGACACAAGATCAGGGAATGGTGACCATGAGCAACGACGACGTCGTCAAGACGATCGACGACGACACGATCGCCCGCTGGGCGATGGCTGAACTCAATCAGATGCAACTCGTCTGCGAGCAAGACTGGCCGGGCGAGTGCGACGCTGCGTGCCCCGGCGCGGGCGTCCCGTTCGACGTCACGTCAGTGCGCGAGTTCGCGAACTACCGCGACGTCAACGAGGTGTTGATGCACGCCGTCAAATACGCGTGCGACGTCACCGACTCGCAAGCGACGGCGATGCTGACCGCCCGCGACTGCGCGCTTGGCAACCGGGTGATCGCGCTGCTCGACGCGCGTCTCGCCGCCCAAGCCGAAGCGATCAACGACAGTCATCCGATGACGCGTCAAGAGTTCGTGCAGACGATGATCGACAATGGCGTGCCCGACGCTGAACTGTGCGACTTCGGGATCGGCGACGTGCCGAACGGCCACTTGCCCAACGGTGAGGGGCTGATCGTGTCGTCGTTCGACGGCGGGCTCGCCCACGACCGACTGCCCCCGCTGGTGAGCGCCGGCCGGTATGAGTCGATCGCAGTGAACGCCGCCCGCTGGCCCGACCGTCAGGGGCTCGACTTCAACGATCCGATCGAGTTCGTTGAGGGCACGCCCGAGCAAGTGCTCGCGCAGATCGCCACTTGGGCGGGCGCGAACAGCGACATGCCGACTATCTAGTTTCTAGATAGTAGATAGTCGAACGCGCCCCCCGGCAGCCGACCGGGGGGCGCGTTCTTGCGGTGGATCACACGACGTCGTCGAGATCGATCTCAGCAGCACGAGCGGTCAAGATCTGGATCGCGAGCGCGCCCTGCGCGGGCACGAGCCCGTTGCCGATGATGCGCAGCATCGCCGCGCGCGACAAGTTCTCAACGCCGGTCACCCACCCGTCAGGCAAGCCCATCATCCACTCACTGAACCGGGGGTTGAGCCGCCAGTCTCCATTTCGATTAGGCACTGCTGGGAGGGGTGCGGGTCGTCCCGTGATCGCTTCCCACGCTTTGATCGACGCTGTGAAGTCGTCGTCACCCACTCGCCAGATGAACCCCTCTGGAGCATCGCGCGTGTCAATCCCGCCAGCAGCAGTTCGCCGTTTCTTGCGCCGCCCCGTCGTTCGTTCCCCGACGTGCCGTCGCTGCCGGTCGGCGTCGGCAGCAGGCTCGACGTCGTGCGCAAGTCGTTCGCGCCCTGCCTGGTGGACGACTCCCACGGTCCCCCGTTGCCGTCGCTCGCTTTCGGCGTCGGCATCGTCGTGCGCATCCCCGTCTCGACGATCTCGTTGAGCGGGCGCGCGTTCGTCCCGAGCAGGTTCGACGCTCCCGACTTCCAGTCCCGCGCCGCTGGCGTCGGCAGATTCGCCGCGCCGAGCGCCCACGACACCCCCGGCACCAGCAGATCGCCCGCCGTGTTGTGCGACGCCCGGTTCGTCGTCGGCGTCGGCAGCAACGCTGAAGCTGCGTCGTTGAGCGTCACCTCGTGCGTCCGTCTCCCGTCGTCGCCCGTGCGCGGGCGGCTCAGCTGCGGATCCGCGCCCCGTTTCCCGTCGCCCGCCCCCGGCGTCGGCAGTCGCGCTGCGACTGCTCCCATCATCAGATCCCCCGACGACCCGCGCGCGTTCGGCCCGCCCTTGGGCCCGTCGCTCGCCCTCGGCGTCGGCATCATCTGATGCTCGATCACGTCGCTCAGATACACCTGATGCCCCCGCCGCTGGTCGGGATGCTGACTGCCCCCGTGATCCGCCTCGTACGCCTGCGGCGTCGGCAGCGTGCTCGCGATCATCCCGATCGTCAGGCCAAACCCGTTCGCGTTCCGCGCTGCGCTGCCCCCGGCCTGCCTCGATTGCTGCTCGCGTGCGCGTCTCGCTTGCCACGTCTCGGGCTTGCCCTCGAAATGCGAGGCATCCGGGGTCGGCAACGTCGCGGCGCCACGCCCAAACGAAAGCACGAGCGCGCTCGTGCGGCGCTCCCACGTCGGACGCGCGAACGACGCACCATTCCGTGTCATACCTGATGTTGGCCAAGTCTCCGAGAACACGTCCGAGTGCGCGCAGAGCAGATTTTGAGTCAAGCCCTCCCATACACCACGGGCAGGATTCCACGTCGCTATGTGCTTTGGCACTGGTCAGCCCTCGCGAGTTCTCGATGAACACGTAATCAGGTTTGAGCGTCGCGATCACGTATGCGATCCACGTCCACAGCCCCGACCGCGTGTCGGGGGCGATGCCCGCCCGCCGGCCCGCTGGGCTGATGTCTTGGCAGGGGAAGCCGACGACGATGACACGCGGGCGCTCGACGGTCGCCCACTCGACGTGCTTGATGTCCCCCAGGTTCGGGCCCGCGTACCGCTCGCTCAGCAGCGTCGCAACGTCGCCGTCGTTGTCCGCGGTCCAGATCGTTCGCGCCCCGTCGAAGATCGCCGCGATCGCAGCGTCAGCGCCCATGTACCCCGAGCACAGCGACCCGACAGTCAGCTCATCCATTGATCGCCTCGTCGAGTGTCATCTGCGAGTACGGCACGCGCAACGCGGGCGGCATGCGCGCGGGGTGCAGTTGCAGGATCAGTCGCCGGTAGATCAGCGTTTCGCCCACGTGGCGGAATTTGGCTCGCCGGTAGCAGTAGCCGGGCAGGTCTGATGCGATCGCGTCTGCGTCGACGAATGTGATCATCCCGTGCTCGGGCACGTCGGGCCAGATGTGGCGGGTGTGCGCGACGGCGAGCGTGATGAGCTCGCTCGACAGCAGCGTGCCCTCATTGCGGAACAGCGTGTTGATCCATGTGCCCGCCCACTGGTCGCGTCTGACCTCGGGCCACGACGTGACCCACCCAGCGGACCCGTCGAACGTTTTGAGCACGACGCACCGGCCGGGCGGCACGAACTGATCAGCGCCGACGTGAACGCGCGGGTAATGCCGGTCGGCCATCTTGGCGAGCGTCGGGTCAGCGCGCCACGACAGACGCCACGGCGACTCACTCATCGAACAGCGCAGCTTCGTCATAGATCACGAGCGACGTTGAGACGCCGGTCGGTGGGTCGGGGAATTTGACGTACAGCAGCGCGCCCGCGCTCACGAGGTCAACCGGCGCGAGCGTCGCGCACCAGTGCCCGTCAGGGCCGATGACGTGCGCGTGCCCGAAAGACAGCACGTCTGACATGACCATGCGGGCGATACGCCGGCGTTTCTCATCGCGCTGCCAGCGGATCGACAGACGATCAGCCCACGCGCCCCAGTGTGGATGCTCGCTCATCACCACAACCCCTCAACTGCGTCGTGCGGGAACGGGCGGTTGCTCCACACAACCTCGAGCCGCGCCCGCTCAACGCCGTTGCCCGCCCCAGCGGTCGCGGGGATCTCGTGGCAGCGCCAACCGGCGTACAACTTGTCATACAGATCTGAGTGATAGCCCGAGATCACGACCGCCGCCGCGGCCGAGTTCAGCGCCTCAGCGAGCGCGACATGCTCAGACTCGTCGAGCATTTCGTACGCGTACCGCTTGTCCGTTGACCACCTGGCCAAACCCGGGTACGGCGGATCCGCGTACAGCAGCACGTCTGAGTGCTTGCCGTACAACTCGACGAGTTCAAGCGCCGGCCTGCATTCCAGCGACACGCGCATCAACCTCGCGGCAGCGGCGGGCATGCGCCCGACGTAGGCGGCGAGATAGTCGGGCATCGACGAATGCGTGCCCGCTGGGTCTTGGTAATACCGCCAGCCGGTGATGCGCCCCAGATGCGCCCCCCGGCCTTGCGTCAAGCAGACCCACACCCGCCGCGCGAGCTCAACGTCATCGAGGCCCGCCTCCAGCAGGTCGGCGCCGTCGTGCTCGGCGCGCGCGTGCGGCGTCAAAGCGCACGCCCGTTCAAGATCTCGCGGGCGGTCGCGCAGCACCCGCCAGAACGTCATCAGCGCCCCGTTGATGTCGTTGACTGTCTCCATGTCGCTTGGCCGCTTGGCCAGCAGCACGGCCAGCGAACCGGCGTACAACTCGACGTAGTGACCGTGCGGGGGGAAACACGCCGCGATGCGGTCAGCGATCCTTGTCTTGCCCCCGAAGTAAGTCGCCGGCGGCTTGATCGGCTGGCTCATGCGATCGGAACCCCGTGCGTGCAACCGCACGGCCAAGCGGCGCGCACGATCGCGGTCCCGACCTTCTTGCACGAGACGGGGCCGGCCCGCTGGCAGGGCCGGTCGCCGTGCGGTTTGTGATTGCACACCGGGCAGCGGAACGACTCGGCATCGACACACGTCGCGTAATGCGACACGGCGCGGTGCTCGACGTCGGTCAGATGCTCGCCCGAGCGCAGCGGGCGGTAATACGTCTTGCCCCCCGACCACCACACCGCGAACGTGCCTTCGTGCGTGCAGCGCCGTCCGGGCCCGGGGCATTTCTCGGGGACAGTGAACGGGTGCCGTTGCCGGCCGTCGCGCCGCACCGCCCACACGATCTCTTGCGTGCAATGCTCGCCCCTGCATTCGCTCATCGCACAGCCCCCGACGCGAGCAGAACAGCAGCGATCGACAAGCCCATCACGAGCACCTCACCCACGGGAGCGCCGCGCTTTTGCTGCCACCATCGCGGGTGCTTGCGACGCTTGCCCCCGGTGCTGATCCGATACCGCTCGGGCAGCAGGTACACGCGCCGGTCGTCGGGCCACAGCAGCGGAATCCCGTGCGCGGTCAGCGCGTCCGTGACCAGATGCGACACGTACCCGACGATGGCGGCGAGCACGAGCGGCCCGACCGCGGCAGAACGAATTGAACCCGAGATCAGCAGAACTGTCCCCGAGAACACTGCGAGCCCGATCGCTGAGTGTGTCGCTTTGCGGTGCGCCCACTGGCCGAGCAGCCGGTCAAGGTCGGGCACGGTCGCCGCGAACGCTGCGACGGGGATGCCGAGCGCGAGCGCGCCGAGGTGCGGGTCAGCGCTCAGCGTGTGGTGCGGGTGGGCGAGTTCGATGCACACCGCCCACGAGCACGCACCGGCGACGGTGTGCGTGCGGCCCATCATCGGACACGCGTCCGCGAGTGGATGCCGCGCAGCACGCCGATCGTCGCGTTGAGCGCGTTGATCTCGCTTTGCGTCAAGATGACCGAGTTGTCATTTTTGAACTCGCGCAGGCGCGTCAAGCAGGAAGCTGCGCCGTCAGCGCAGTCTGCGAGCGCCCGCCGGCGCGCGCCCTCGAGCCGCGACGCGTCGTCGTCTGTGCTCATCATTTGGATCACCACCAGTTGTAACGGGCTCGTTAGTGGTCGCAGCGGCGCTCCTGGCACGCAAGCGACTGCTCGCGGTGCTGCTCCCACCATTGGACGATCAGCGCGCGCGCTTGCGGCGGGTCGGGCTGCTGCGCGGCCCGGGCCGCGTGCATCGCGTTGATCGCGCTGATAATCGGGTCGCGCCAGTCTGCCCAGACTTGGCCGATGTCGCCGCCAAGATCGACGACAAGATGCCACTTGCCGGGCGCGGTCACTCGTGCTCCCTGATTGCAGTCGAACTCGCAACACGGGTGCAACGTAAACCCGCACGCCAGCAGAACAGGATCAAGCGGCGTGCCGCATGCACGGCAGCGCCGCGATCGCGTGCGCGTGGCGGTCACGACGCGCGCAGTTCAGCCTCGCTCAGCCCGAGCGCTCGCGCCAACTCGGGAAACATCTGCGGCGACGGGCGTGACCGGCCAGCTTCCACCTGGCCAACCCACGCAGACGTCTTGCCGACTAGCCGGCCCAACTGCACGCGCGTCAGTTCTTTGGCCTCGCGCGCCTGTCTCATCTTGGTCGTGTCGATGCCGACGCCCCGGCTGGGCCGGCGGTGGATCACACGCCCCGTGTCTGTAGTGCTCATGATTAAAGCGTATCACGCGACACAACGACTAGCATCATGTCATACTCAGGCCGTACAATTAAAGCGTAACGACACACAACAAGGGATAGGTGATCCAGTGTCAGCACTAGTCGATCAGATGTTCAGCTACCGCAAACCGCCGTGGTGGATCGGAACGAGCGAGGACCACGGTCAAGCGAACATCGTTAATGAGTACCCGCAGTCGTTCGCTGAGGCGAGAGTGCTCGCCGGGCTCGACTGGGAACCCGAAGTCGCGGAAGTGTTCGCGGAGTCCATGAGCGACGACGAGATCAAGAGCGCGATCGCTGACGTTCTGCTCGCCGGCGAGATCAAGACGACCGAGCAGATCGACCGACTGCTCGCCATCGTCAAAGCCGCCTACGCCCCGATCAAGGGCTGGCAGAACGTTCGCAACGACACCACGCGCGAGACGATCGCGCTGACGCACGACACGTACGCCGTGATCAACCACACCGCGTTTGGCGACATTCTTGAGGCGTTGCTCGACTGCGACCGCGACAAACTCAAACTAGAGACGGGCGGCAGTCTCGCCGGCGGGTCGAAAGTGTGGATGCTCGTCATGCTTGATGAGCCGATCATTCTGCCGGGTGACAAGAGCGAAGCGATGCCGTTCGTCGCGCTCACTGCCCGCCATGACGCGCTCGGCAGCGTCGTCGCCCGCGCGACCGCTGTGCGGATCGTGTGTGCTAACACGTTCAGCGCTGCTGAGATGGAAGGCGAGCGCACCGGGGCGACGTTCACGTTCCGCCACACGGGGAACTGGCGCGAGCGCATCGACGACGCGAAAGCAGCGATCAAGGGCGTGCGCAGTGAGATCGCCGCTTACGTCGAACTGTCGAACCGCCTGCTCGGCGTCACGATCACGCCCGTGCAGCAAGAGCGGTTTATAACCGAGTTCATCCCCTCGCCGCCCGACACGCTGATCAGCGACCGCGTCGCCAGCAACATCGAGCGGTCGCGTAACGCTGTTCGCGAGATTCTCGCCAGCGACACATGCGAGGGTGCCGGGATCAACGGCACCGCGTACTCGCTCGTGCAAGCCGCTGGTGAGTACCTCGATCACGTGCGCAAAGCGAACTCTTGGGAGACGCGTCTCAACCGGACGCTGATCCGCCCCGAGTCGCTCAAAGCCCGCGCGACGTCTCTCGCACTAGCTGTCGCGAAAGACTGACGCGTTGCGGGTGCGCGCCCCAGCGGGGGCGGGGCGCGCGCCCGGAGCGCATCAGCCGAGCGTTTCACCCGTTACATAGGAGACATCACATGTCAGCAGCACAGCCCAAAGTCGATGACGTTCTGTTCGTCGATTCGCCCAAGTGGCCCGGCGCGTGGCGCGTCGCGGAGATCTCAGCGCGCGGTCGGCAACTCATTCTGCTTGACCCCGTCCGCGACCACGCCGAGCACCCGAACCGCGCTCAGCGCGGTCTGCGGATCACCCGCGAGCAGTTGAGCGACACCCCGTACGACCCGTTCAGTGTGCAGTGGATTGATCTGGGCACGGTGATCAAGTTCAAAGACACTGTCGTCGCGCGCAAGCCCGATTACCGGGGCTTGTGGGTGATCACCACCGACACGCGCAACGACACGTTCGCGTGCTACCGGCTCGGCGGGTCCGACGTCCGGATCAAGGGCGTCACGCGCGCAGTGTTCAACGTGGTGCCGCTCGACGAGATCGCCGCTCATCTGCCCGCGCCCGCTGAGGCGGTGAGCGAGTGACCGCGCTGATCCCGTCGTCGGCGGTCACCGACGCGCGCCGTGTCGTCGAGTTGTGGGCGGCCAAGGGCGACGTGACTGACGAGTCGCTCGACGAACTGCTCACGCTCGCCGTGCGTGTCTCACGGTCGGTCGTCGATGCTGACGACCGCGACCGGGCGCGCCCGATGATCTGCGAGCACCGTCCCGAGCGCGGGTCGTCGATGATGTGCGCGCTCGACGCCGGCCACTACCCCGCCGAACCGCACAGCGATCTTGTCGTCATGTGGAACGACAAGGGCCAAGCAGTCAACCCAGATGGGAGCCTGCTGCGCTGACCGGTCGTGCGGCGCTCGCGGGTGACTTCCCTCCGCGAGCGCCGTGCAATCGGGCAGACACCGCCCGAGACGTCAAGGGAAAGAGGTCCCATGTTCAGACGCACAATCATCATCGCCGGCGCTGCACTCGTGCTCGCCGGCGTTCCGCTGGCGGCAACGAACGCGAGCGCGTCGAGCGCTCAGACCCGCTGCGGCAAGCCCGACGTCAGCGTCACGCACAACCGCACCAGCACGACCGCCCACATCAATTTCAACCCGTGCAATCGCTGGTGGGTGTGGCCGTGGGCGTCGTTCATCGACCAAGACGGCAACCCCGACCGCGACAGCGTGCCCGGCGTCAAGCACGGCAACCCCGTCGTGTATGAGCCCAACGCGCGCAAAAACGTGCTCGGCGGCTACGGCTACTCAGACACGTCGGGCACGATTCACAACGTGCAGACGTACGGCTAATGAACTACTGGGCCGACCCCGACGAACCGCGCGCGCGGGAGCGTGACGCGCTGGCTTATCAGCCGTTCGTGTGGGAGATCGTCTGGGATGCGATCGCCCGCTGGTGGCGGTCACTGCGAAGCAAGCACTAGCAAGCACAGACAAGAACGGAGTCACGACGATGGCAGATCAGCCCTCAGCCGAGGCGCTCGCGAAGGCGGCGCTCGTGGCAGCTAAGCAGACCGTGCAGAACATGGCCGGCAAACTCGCTGCCCAAGCGGCCAAAGACGCGGGCAAGTAGCCCGTCCCAACAGCAGAGCGCCCGCCCCGGTCGGGGGCGGGCGCTCTTGCTTGTGCTTGCTTAGGCTGCTCGCTTGTTGAACTCAGCGACCCATCTGACGATCGCCCTGCGGTGATAGTGCTTGTTGACGGGGTACACGCGCGGGTCGTCGCCCGGCGCGGTGATCGTGACGACGCCCTCGGCGTACGACGCTGTCGCGTGCGTGGCGATCATCGCATCTTGCTGCGCGATCGACACGCCGACGAACCGGCGCCCGTGATCGTAGAACGTGCTGAATGCCTTAACTAGATTGCTCATCGCTGCTCCCTGGCCTGCTGTAACGGGTGCGTTAAAGTGTATGAGGTGGATCGTGCCACGTCACCCGCCTGTGAGCCACGACACAGAACAGCGCCCCCGTCGCGGAGTCCGGGGGCGCTGTCCGTCTTACTGCTGCGCGCGGGCAATGCTCGCGCTTAATCGGTAGCTCAGGCGGCGATCGAGTGCAGTCGCGCGGGCTCACGGTACGAACGCCAGCGTTGCGCGCAAGTCTCGCACAGCGGATACCGCGCCGCCGCGACCGGGTGAAAGATCGACACGCCGCGATCAATGATGATCTCCCCGACTCGCGCCGGCGCGTGCCAGCACAGATCAGCGAGCCCCGTGCCGTGCCAGTCGTCGTCATCGCGCCGCTTGTCGCACGCCCAGCACCACTGACCGGGGCGGGCGCAGCGCGTGCAATCAGTCGGCGTCGGGTGCGGCATAGCCGATGCGGTTGCCGATGGCGCGGATCCGGCCGGCGTTCGCATCGACCCACCACGACGACGTGTGCCACTGGCCGAGCCCGCGTGAGACGTCCGTCGCGAATGACATCGTCCCCGTGAGCTCGCTCAGCAGCGCGGCTCGAGATTCGTCGTCGCATGCGATCGTGACGACGACGCCGCGTTCGTCAGTGTGCGAGTCGATGAGTGTGCCGATGCGCCGCCCGTTGAGCGTGACGGGCACGGGTTCGGGGGCCATGAGGCGCATTCTAAGGCGCTGAGATTCCGGGGGCATGCGACCACATCAGCGGCGCCGAGTTCGCCAGCGACCCGCAAGGCTGGCCTCACTGCGACTCGTCGTGCCAGCCGGGGGGCAGCGCCACGTCGAGATCGTGAATCAACCGCTCAAACCGGTCCAACTGGCGGGCTAGTCGCGTGTTCTGCCGCGACAGTCGCTCGTTTTCCGCGGTGAGCCGCTCGTTCGTCTCGCCGTAGAACCGTTGCGCCTGGTCAAACGCTTTGATATTCGCCGCGTGCCCCTCCACCGCCGCGCGCTCTTGCTTGGCTTTCGACGAGTTGATCAGTGCCAGGATGCCCAGCGCCGCCGAGATCCCGCCGATGATGACAGTGTCGAGCGGGATGCCCGACGACGCGCCGCTACTGGCGGCGAGCAGGTCGATCAGCAGTCGCATCGTCGCCGCCCTCGACGAGATCGAGCGTCACGGGGTCAGGCCACGCGCTGATCATCAGCACGCCCACGCTGATCCCCAGATAGATCACCCCCGGGCCCCACGCGCCCGCCTCGTGCGGCGGGGTGAATCCCCGCTGTATCGCCAGCGAGGCCCAGATGAAATTGAGCATCACGCACGCCGCGAACGGCAGCCGGTCAGAACGCCGCCAGCACGTCGCGAGCACGAACAGCCCGACCGCGATCCACACCCAGCCCCAGACTGTGACCGATACCCCGTCCACCTCGCGCAGCGCGCCCGGCCACCACCGCACGGGCGTCTCGGCGTACTGCGACAGCAGCAGCGCGATCCCGTACGGCACTTGGATCGAACCCAAGATCACCAGGAACGTTGACCGGAACCGGGCGCGCGCAATCAGACGTTCGGGCAGCGTCCCGAGTATCACGGGGCTTGCGCGCGGGCCGCGTGCTTAGGCTGCTCGGGCTCGACAGGCGGGGCGAGGTCGGGGCGGTGCGTGTGCGGCGCCAGATACGCGGCGAGCGCCGACAGGCCAAACGCGATGATGATCGGCAAGTTCTGCACCTGATCGGGGGTCAGATTGTCTTTGAGCCACGGCACGATCTGAATCAGCAGGCCGGCCAGATAACCGGCGATCAGCGTGACTGTCGGCGCAGCCGCAGCTTTGGCCTCGATCGGCCCGCCGCCGATGCCGCTCACGGGTTCACATGCCAAACTGTGCCGGCCGGCGGCACTGCGACGCTGGCGAGGTGCGTGGCGTCTGCCTCGTTGAGCGAGCGCTCGTGGTCGAGCCAGTGCCACACGTCTTGGTAATGCCGGTCCTGCGCGACTTGGCCGAGCGACGTCTTGCCGTCGAAATGGTTGACCCCCGGCGCGTCGGGCCGGGCGGGCGCGGGCGGTTTCGGCGCTGCTGGCCGCGGCCACTGCCCGTAATCGCCGCTCATCGCCTGATCGTGATCGACGCTCGCCCCGCCGAGGGTGAACGACAAGCCCTGCCGCAGCTGAGCTCGCCGATCCCACTGACCCCCCGACCATGCGATGGTCTGCCACGCGTAATGCGCCTTGCGCGCGTCGAGCGCCCGCTTGACGACATAGAACCCGCCGTACACGCCGACGCGCCCGCCGCCGATGACAGTCGCCGCGCCGTCGAGAAACGCGTTGATCGGGGCTTGCTGCCCCTCGGTGGCGTCAAAGTCGGCGGCGAAGTAGATCGGCAAGCCTTTCATGCCGAGCGCGCTGACGACCGCGTCGGCGTGCCGCGCCGACGCGACGCCCTGACTGTGCCCGCCGAGCATCATCGACGCGCCCTCTTCCACGACGACGCAGATCTTGATGCCGCCGTCTTTGAGCGCCTTGCACTCAGGCGGGGTCAGATTCTTGCCGTTGGTGTCGTTGACTGCTGACTGGCTGATGTACCGGCAGACGAACGCGACCTTAGCCCCGTGCAGGGCTGAGATCGACGGGTGCGGGTTGAACGCGTAATCAACACCAGCGGTCATGGGCGAGATCACTCCTTCATTTTGTGGAACTTTGTTTCGTAAAATCAGCGCGACGGAGCACCCGGCGCGTTGATCAGCGGCGGGGCATGGGGGTCTGCGCGAACGCCGTGCTCCCGGCTGGGATTGAATCCCGAGGCCCCCGCCGCTTACTGGTGCGACAGCACCCGCCCGCACGCCGGCGGGATCGTGATGTGCGGGTTGACTGCGTGCGCCTCGATCGCGGTCACGCACAACTGGTGGCCAGGTATGAACTCGTTAACGAGCAGCCGGTTGACGGCGATGATGTTGATCAGCAGCGCCCCGATCAGCAGCACGGCCAGCGCGACGCTGACGACCAGCACCCACAACGGCACAAGGATCAGTCGCCGGCCAGATGCAGCAGCGTGACGATCGTTGTGACGATCACCGGGCAGACGACTCCCGTCATCAGCGCGATCACGACCACCCATACTCGATTCCTCCGCGCTGAGGCTCCTGCGGCAGCAGTCGCGCCGACCGTCTCGAGCCGCGCGACGCGTTCGCTGAGCGCGCTGAACACTGCCCACGTCACGGGGCCGCTGTTGTTCTGCATCAGTGGTGGACGCTCTTGTGGTGGCGGTGCGTCGGGCGGGTGCGGTGCGGGGCGTTGCCCGCGATCAACTGCATCAGCGACGAGAAATTGTGGCGGATCGACTCGCTCGGCGTGATCGTCGCGGTCAGCGTCGCGTCGTTCCACTCATACGAGCCGACCAGGATCGACGGCGCGCCCACGGTGACGTCAGCGGTCGGGGTGTAGTCAGCGAGCAGCAGTTTGCAGACCATGCCAACCGTCGAGTCGGTGAAAAAGCACCCAGGATCGACGAACGCGCCGCCGAGCGTCCGCAGCCCGCCGTGGCGGGCTGTCATTGAGTCAGTGAACGCGACCCGCTGAAACTTGGCCAGCACCGCTGACGCCGGCGCTTGCGCTTGCGTCGCGGTCTGCGCGCCCGCGCTCGACAGGTCAAGGTAATCCTCGACGCGGCCGGCTCCGTCTCGGGGGATCGACGACGACGTGACCGCGTACTGCGCGGCGGTGCGCCCGCTGTCGCCGGCGGTCTGATAACGCACGTACAGCGTCGTCGGCCCGAGCGCCACCGACCGGCCCAGCGGCGAGCCGACCACGAGCAGCCGGTTGGCCGCGGTCGGGCGGGGCACGACGCTGAGCACGTTGCCGCCCGGCACGGTCGAGACGATCCACGTCAGCGACCCCTTTGTGCAGGCGTTGTTGAGCACGTCTGTGACGCTGACGCTGGCCGAGTCCATGACTTGCCCGACCCACATCCCCGAGGGTGACCCGACCCCGGGGTTGACCCACCCGAGGCCCCGCCCGATCGCGTTGTTGACGACGAGATCGACAGTGGACGTGCCCCATGTGCCGGTCCAGATCGCCCGGTAATCGTTGCCGAACGTGCCCGCGCCGTGCGCGCTGACCGACCAGCCCTGATCCCCTGGCACGGGCTCATCGATGATCCCCGCCCACACTGCCGCGCCGCCCCGGTACGCGCGCAGAATGCGGCCGGGGTCGAGCGCGTCAGTTCTGTACCGGGGCGGGCGGGCGAACGTCGCCGTCAGCGCGTTGCACCCGCCCGGCAGCGTGTAACTGTAGGTCGCCGGCGAGACGTGCCCCAACTGCGCGAGCGCCCGTGGCTGAGAGCCGTCAGGCCGGTACGTGACCAGCGTCGTCAGCCCTGGCCGCATTCAGAACCCGCCGCCAGTGATCCCGCCGCGCACATGCGCGAGCGCGTCGTCGAAGTTATACGCCGGTGTCTGCGCGGCGGTGCCGAAGTAGACCGCCGCGAGCGTCGAGATCTGATCCCACGCAGCTTGAATGTCAGCGGCGTCAGTCGCGGACGCGCCCAGCGCTTGCAGCCCAGCCGGCCCGAGTTTGGTCACTTGCAAGTGCAGGTCGCTGACTTGCGACATGAGCGCGTGCAGTCGCACCGCGTTCTGCGTCAGTTGCCCGTTGATCAACTCGATCGTCGCCGGCTGGCCTGCTGCCATGAGTCCGCTCCCTAAGTCATCTGCCACACGTCGAGATGGCTGCCAGCGGCGTACGCCGTCGCGGATCCCGACGACAGCGCCGCCTGAATGTTGATCGTGCCGGGGACGCTCGCGTTGATCGTGCCGTCGAAGATCACCATGCGGTCAGCGAGCCCGCCGCCGATCGCTGAGCCGGTGATCGTGTTGCCAATCCCGTTCATCGCGACGACGCCGACGCTGGTCCCGTTGAGCTCTGCCCACGCGATCCGCGACGACGACGCTGTCAGCCCCCCGGACGGGTTAGCCCGGTACGACAGCGTGCCGCCCGACGACTGGGCGTTGATCAGCAGCACGCCCCGCACGACGTACGTCACGCCGGCCAGCGGGATCGCCGCTGACATGCATGTGCTCATCGACGTGCCCAGCGACGGCGACGACCCGACCGCGCTGGCCAAGTGCGCGAACATGTGCGCGTTGAAACGCGCCTCAACGTCGTACGCCTTTTCGGACGTCATACCCGATCGACGAGATAGTGCGGCAGGTAGGTCAGCGTCGCAGACGGGCAGCCTTGCTGCGCGTACAGCAGCAGCCGGTTATGCGTGTTCGGGCGCACGTAGAACGCGCCGCCCGGCCAGCGGTCCACCCACTGAGTGAGCGAGTACGACCGGTCGCGGTCAGCGTCAGACCCGAGCACCATCCCGAGATCGCGGTCACGATCCGGGGGGTCGAGCCAGATGTTATTCCAGCCCGTACCGCTGGTGTTGATCAGCACCGTCTGCCCTTGGGTGTCCAAGAACACGACGTCGAGGTAACGGTCGGCGGTCTGCCCGCTGTTGACGGTCAGCGTGAAATAGGCGCTCGTGTTGCCGGGCGGGAGCTCAGCAATCGGCAGCGTGATCTGACCCATGTCCACGTACCCGTTGACGATGTCAGTGCTCGGCGTGAACGTGCGCGACAGCGTCGCCGTCACTGCGGTGCCCCCGGAATACGGGTATTGCTTGATCGTCACGGTCACAGTGCGGCTGACTGTGTTGTTGCCCCAGGTGCCCGAGTTGATCAGGAACACGGTGTATGTGCCGTCGAACCGGCCGGGCAGCCCGCCGACGACGGGCACCGTGTACTCAGTCGCCCCGTTGGGGGTGTCAGCGCCGTTGCCGACCGCGACGATCGGGGACAGCGCGGCGGGCTGCTCGCTGTTGGGCATGTGCGCGAGCAGCGACACGAGCGGGATGATGCCGCTGGCGCCGTAGGTCAGTTTCACCTGCCCTGAGCGCCCGTCGCCGCCCCCCGAGTCAGTGCCGGTGTCGCGGTGCCCGCCACCGCCACCACCGCCACCCGGCCCGACTGACGGCGCTGCTCCCGTGTTCGTCTTAGACGGGTCAGACCACCCGCCATCACCCCCCGGCCCGCCGCCCGTCACTGCGCTCGCCCCGCCAGGGTGCCCGCCGTTGTTGCCCGGCCCCGACGTGCCACCGGACCCGCCCCCGCCCCCGCCCCATGTCTCAGACAGCGCGTTGTCAGGCCGGCCGTCGCCGCCCGGATAGTGGATGTAGTTCGTCGAGCCGTCGCCCCCGTGGCCTTTGGTGTTGTTCGGGTTCGTCGCGCCGAACTCACCGCCGTGCGCGCGCAGCACGGGCCCCGATGCGGCAGTGAACGTCGAGTCGGTGCCCGCCGCGCCGGGGTTGTTGATCGTGCCGTGCGCCCCGGCAGCGCCGACGACCGCCACATAAACGCTCGATGGCGTGACGGGCATGTTGATCTCTTGGGCGTACTCGCCCCCGCCCCCGCCACCGCCGCCCGTGTTGCTGTTGCCAATCGACCCGCCCGAGCCCGCGCCCCCGCCACCGCCGCCCCACGCTTCGGCCTTGCTGACGACCGTCACGCCAGCGGGGCACGTCCAGTTGTTAGACCCGACCGTGGTAAACAGCGCCGTGCTCGCGATCGACGACGGCCCCGGCTGCGCCTGCAACCCGAGCGGCCCGCGCGCTGAGCCGATGATGCCCGGCAGGGTGTGCAGCGCCCCACGGGTCAAGTTGTTCGCCGTGGACGTCGCGACCGCTTGCGCCTGGTTGATAAACGCGCCCGACTGCAACACGAGCCCGCCGCCCGGATCCGCCTTGTTCCACGCAGTGAACACGTATCGGCTGACGGTCGTGTAATCGAACCCCGACGCGACCTGCGGGATCGGGATCGTCACCAACTGCCAGTGCGGCGCGGTGCTCAGCGCCGAAGCTGCGCAGACGCGGGTCGCCCGCCCGCTGATGTGGTTGCCCGCGCTGTCGTACAGCGTGACCTTGAAATTCACCACGCCCTTATGCCACGTAGACCATTGCGCGGTGGTCGTCGCGAGCCCGACAAAGATCGTGAACTTGGTTCGGCCCGTGATGTCGCTTGACGCGATCGTCGGTGAGTCGTAGGTGGGTGCCTGATGCCACGCCCGCGACCACCGCGCCGAGCGGGTGCCCGCCGCGACGACCGTGCTCTGCGTCCACTGGCCCGCGCCGACGTGCGACTCGACTGAGCCGCCGTCGATCCAGACGTCATCCCATCTGTGAACCTCACCCGCGGCTGGGGTGACGACTTGGCATTGCGCGATCGCCCACACCGCGCCCGCCGGCGCGGTCACGCTCGCTGTCGCCTGCGTGTAGCCGGTCGTCGTGTTCGTCACGTTGCTGCCGCGGATCGTCTGCACGATCGTGCCGTTCGCGTCATAGAACTCTGCTGCGACGTTCGTCGATCGCACAGTCGTCGCCGCGCGCGACCACCCGCGCACGGTCACCGTGTCGCCGGGCGTGACGGCCAGCGCGACCCCGTTGACGATGTCCACCAGGGGGTTGCAGTGATGGGCGTTCATCGTGCCCGTCGCGGTCGCCGTCTGCTGCATGCAGCCCGCCCCGGTGCGCGGGTTGGTCGTCGAGTACGCGAGCGTGCAGTTGAGCGCGCTCAGCCATTGCGCGATCGTCGCGTCGAACGTGCTTTGATCCCCGAGCAGCCAGTTCGTCGCGGTGTTGTAATCGTCGAGCGTCACCGGGGCCGGCGGCAGGTCAAACGACGACGACGGCGACGTCAGTTGAATCGACTCTTGATCTTCGGAGTGCGGGAACGGCAGCGCGTCAGCGGTGATCGTCACCTGCGACACCAGCGCGTAATCGTATTTGAGCGAGTACCTGACGACCGTCGTGTTCGCGCCTTGGCAGTCGAACACCAGCGGCAGCCCGCCGTCACGCGTCCAGGTCAACTGCCACGACTCTTGCGCGCACGTCTGGAGCAAGATCTCACGCGCCGTCGCGAGCGTCGTCCGGTCCACCTGATCGTTGCCCGTCGTCGGCACGATGATCGACACGGGGATCGTCGGCTGCCGGTTGGACGCGCGCATGTTCGTGATCTGCTCGCCGTCGAGCAGCATGCCCGCGACCTTGTCTGACGTCCACTGCGGGGCGCTCAGATCATAGGAATCGCCCAGGTGGAACACCGCAGTTTCACACCCCGGCAGCCCGCACGCGACGCCGCCCATGAGCAACTCGATCTGTCCCAGCACCAGCGAGTCAGCAGTCATCACCGCACCTCATACGCCGACGAGTACACCGCGCTGCGCGCCGTGCCGTTCAGCACCGCCCCGAGCACGTCGCCGGTCTGCGTCGCGTTCTCCCGCACCGCGCCGATCAGCGCCTCTAGCAACGACTCGAGCCGCGACACGCTGAACCGGCCAGGCACGACCGTCTCATCGCCCGCCTCACCGAACGTGTACTTGCGGCCCGACCGGCCGATGCCCGTGATCGGCTCGCTGATCACCCCGCCCTTGGCGTAGCCGTGGCCGTGGCCGAGCACTTGCTGCCACGCCGCGCCGTACCTGTGAATCGCATAATTCACGCCAGCATAAATTGACGCCAATGGATTAAATATGCCCAGGCTCCTAAACGGCCCCGCATATGCCAAGAATGTGCTCATAATGGTTTGCATTAGGCCACGGCTGGGATCGCCCATTTTGGCGTTAATATCCCAATTGTTTTGGGCTCGCGGGTTGCCGCCCGATTCGGTGGCGATCTGCGACAGCACCGTGCCGAGCGCGCTCGACGGCTGGCCGAGCATGCGCAGCACGCTCAGCACCAGCGGCGCCCACTGCGCCACGCCCGCGCCGCCGCCGCCGCTGCCGCCGCCGAACAGATTGCCCAGGAACCCGCCGATGCTCGACAGCACGTTCCCCCCGAGCCCCATCAGCGCATGCAGCGCCTTGCCCGGCAGCCGCGACACGCTCACGAGGCCTTTCTCGATCAGGTGCCCGAGCGCTTGCGGCAGACCGCCGAACGCGTGCCGGGCGATCGTCAGCGGGTTGGCCAGCGCGAGCCCCTTGATCAGCCCAGCGATCAGATTGCCGCCGATGCCCATCATCACCGTCGAGGGCGAACTGATGCCGAAAAAGTGCTTAACCGCGCCGATGATGGGCTGCACGACATGTGTGTTGATCCACGAGCCGATGCCGCGCATCCACGACAAAATGCCGTTGCCGAACCCGTACATCAGCGACTGGCCAACTGAGAACAGCGTGCGCGCGAGCGACCCGACTGCGCTGAGCGCCCGCCCGCCGAGCCCGCCGAGCCAGCGCCCGACGACGATCCACCCGTTCCGCTCGGCGTCGAATAGCCCCTGGATCAGGTCAAGCCCGGCGTGCCACAGGGTACGGGCCAGCGACCCGACCGCGGCCACCGTCCGCGCGGGGATCGAGCTCAAAAACGCGACGATCAGATTCCACGCGGTTTTGATGCCGACCAGCACTTGCGACCAGTGCTTGATGATCCAGACGACCGCGAGCCCGATCGGGCCGGTCAGCGCCCCGAGCAGCCACGGCCAGTTACGCCGCACCCACGACACGACCGCGCCGAACGCGGCGGGGATCGTCTTGGTAAAGAACGGCACAAAGATCTTGGCCAGCCAGCCCCACACCGCCTCTGCGACGGCTTTGATCTGCTTCCAGTGGGTGACGATCAGCCCGACCGCGACGGCGATCGCGACGGCGAGCAGCACCCACGGGTTGGCGAGCGCGCTCTTGCCAACAGCGTCCATGATCTGGCTGCCGTATTTCAGCGCGACGAACAACGCGATAAAGGCGATCGTGACTGTTTTGAGCGGCCCCGGAAGCAGGGTGAACGCCCGCACGATGGTCGCGACCCCGACGACGAACGGTTGCAAGATCGCCATCAACGGTGGCAGCACCGCCCCGCCTAGCTGGGTCAGCAGCGGCACGACCGCCGTGCCCAGCAGCGTCCCTAGCTGAGACAGCAGCGGCAGCAGCACCGGCAGAACACCCGACACGAACTGCGTCATCGGCGGCAACAACTGCTGCCCGATCCGGGCCGCGACGTTCGTGATGCTCGCTTTCATCGCGTCGAGATTGCCGCCGAACGTCTTGCTGTACGCCGCAGCTTCGCCGCCGATCCGCTTGTTCAGCACGCGCATGACCAACTCGAGCCGCGACGCCTGCGTGCCGGTCGTCGAAAAATGCTTCGGCAGATCGCTCGTGCTGATGCCGACGTCTTTGAGCGCCCGCGTAGACCCAGCTGCGGCCTTGGCCAGCATGCTCGACGCGTCAGCAAGGTCGATGTGCTTAAACCGGGCGTAGTTCGCCGCGCCGCTCAGCGCGTCAAGCGACACCTTCTGATTGCGGGTCGTCGTCAGCAGCACCGTCAGCGACTTGTTGACCTCGCCCTGATCGAACCCGAACCGCTGCATGCTGCGGCCAGCCTCTTCGGCTTTGCCGCCGAACTGACCCCACGCCACACCCGCGTTTTGCGCCGCGACTTTGAGCCCCGCGATCCCCTCGCTGCGTGCCGCGTTAATGATGAAACGGGCGCCGCTCGTGATCGCCGGGATCGCCGCGCCGATCGCTAGACCAGCAGCAGCGCCGAACCCGACGCCGAACAGGCGCCCGTGCTTTTTCCCCGCCTCCGTGCCGCTTTGCGCGACCTTCTCATCTGTCTCGCGCGCGAACCCGCTGACGTCAGGCCGGATCTTGACCCATGCTGTCGCCAGCGGGGCAGCCATCAGCCCTCCCCGGCCAGCGCAGCGAGATTCGACAGGAACGTGCGCGTCACCGCGTCAACGCCCTCCATCGGCGCGTACAACTCGCTGACGAGACGCTCACGCTCATCGTTGTCTGTCACGCGCTCGCACAGCCACGCGAACACGACGTTGCAGAACAAGCGCACGCTCATCCCTGCGACCGGGCTAGATCCGGCACCGACGTCATACCGCTGTCCGCTGAGGACAAGTCGGCCCTCGATCTCAGCGAAGTTGGCTGCGCCGACCGCGAGGAGTCTGAGCGCGCTCGGGTAGGGCGGGCTGATGCGACCTCGATCACGCGAGTGATGACGTCGAGCAGGTCAACCTCGTCTGCGCCGTGGTCGAGCGCCGCAAGGTGGAACGCGGCCCAGTCGCCGCCGTCGTACTTCGGGCATTTTTCCGGGTTGCCAGGTGTGCCGACGCACGCGGGGCAGCGCCCGCACGCCGGCCGGCCGTCGCCCGCCATCAGGCAATCGTCGGGGTGCGGGCGGGTGCCGACGCACGCCTCGCACGTGCGGCACGGCGGCGCGAGCATGAAACACCGCCACAGCAGATCGCGCATCACAGCCATCGCGCGCGGGTCGTCTGAGTCCATGCCCGAGTCGGTCGCCTGAGCGAAGTCGAGCAGCGCCATCAGCGGGATGCGCCCCGCGAGCCGGTACTCGGCGCCGAAAAACTCGACGTGCTCGGGCAGTTTGACGCCTTGCATCGCAGCTTGCGCCTGATGCACCGCGCCGTCGCGCTCAGCGTCAGCCAGCACCGTCCCCGGCGCGGGCTTGGACTGGCGGGCAGGCTTGCGCTGCTGGCCCTTGGGCGGCATCGGGGTCAGCCTCGGTTCGCGCCAGCAAAGAACTGCTGATACGGGAACCCCGACGCTGCGACCTCAGCGCGGAACTCGACGGGCAGCGTCGCGTTGTTGACGCCCTTATCCCGTTTGATCGCCAGCGCCCCGATTTGAAACGCCTGCTCGATCACGATGCGCTCAGTGTTGTCGGTGGACTCCCACCCGATCATGCACCGCGACTCAAACCCCGGCTGCGGCGCGGTCACCGTCGTCAGCAGCGTCGTGCCCGCGCCGCTGGTCGTCTTGGTCGCCCCGTTGAGCACCCGCGCCATGTTCGACGCGTGGATCTGCTGGAGCTCAAACTTCATGCCCGACGTGCGCCCCGTCGTGACGTACTGCAACGGGTCGTAATACTCCGCTGAGTCGATCATGTCGGTGCTCAGCGTGTAATCGAACTCATGCCCGGTCTTGGTCACGCCGAGGGCGATGTACGCGCCCGGCCACGTGTCGGTGAACACCGAGCCCACGACGGTGTTAGCGGGCAGCCCCGACCCGAGCGGGGCCCAGAACAGGTAGCCCGCGCCGATCGCGAGCGCATTCTTTGGAACGGTGACAGCGGGCATTGAGATCCCCTCGGTTGGGTGCGGATATATCTGCACGCATCAGTCGGCGTGCCTCGACGTCGTGTCAGACGCCGGCGCTACTGTGTCCCCCGTGGTGCTGCTGCACTCTTGTCCCCGCGTAGCGGGGCGTGATCGGCTCAGCGGCCCGCACGCGAGCCCGCGTCAGCCAGAGTGAGCGCGGGCTCGCAACGCTCGCGCAGCGGGCCGGCGGGGCGGCGGGACCGTGCGCCAATTGCCCGGCGTGAACGGCAATGGGTCAACCGGGGCAGGTGGTTGGACTGACAGCCCGTTGCGCGAGCTCAGACGTCTTGCACGTTCCACCCAGCAGCGGCAGCCTCTTTGCGCCCGATCGTCGCCAGCGGACCCGTCCCGCCTGCTGCTGAGCCGACGCCCGCGCACCACGACATGAGCCCTTGCATGAGCATGTTGCCCCGCCCCGGGTTGGTGCCGCCCGGCACGTTCGACTTGGCCGGGAGCGCGCCTGTCTTGGTCACGCCGGTCCACGCCCCCGACGCGGGCGGGGTCGCCGCGCTGCCCGCGCCCCCGGTGTCCGTCCACGCGCTGACCGGGCCGAGGGTCGCAACGAGCGCGTTCTCAGCGTTCGTCGTCGTGCCGCGGTAGACCTTGACGCCGGTCGCGCCCGTGGGCAGCGTCCACGTCAAGTTAGCTGAGCCGTTCAGCGCGACTGACACAGTCGCCTCGTTCGACGGGGCGCTTTCCCCCCACCACCCCAGCGCGGTCAGTTTCCAGAACTGCGCGCCGGCCGCGAACGTCCCGCCGCCCGCCTGCGCTGCGACTGCCGCGCTCGTGGGCGCGGGCCCTTGATACGTGCGGATCTGCGTCGCCGTCATCGCTCATGTTCCGATCTTTTTGATGTCGCGCAGCGCGGGCACAAGCGACCGGTGCGGCCGGCGGTCGCGAACCTTCTTGGCCTCGTGCATGATCGCGTACGGGAACCCGCTCTTTTTGTTCTGCACGGGGCTGATCACCGCCGTGAATATGCCCCACTCGTCGGTGTCCACCTCAAACCGCATGGCCTCTTGCATCGCGCCCGTGCGCCGCAGACAGCGCCGCTGAGCGCCGGCGAGCACCACCTCACCGAGCGCGTGCATCAGCGTGCGCCCGAGTTCGCCCGTGGGATCATCGACGAACTCGTGTACGGCCTCAACGTTCCACTCGACTTTGCAGCCGGGGATGACAAGATTCTCCAGCGGCAGGCCGATGCGCCGGCGCTGCATCGCCATCAGGCGCGCTCCCCGCCGTACTGCTCGATCAGGTCAGCGCGTGACGCAGCTTCGGCCTCGTCGCGGGTCGCGCCCTCCCCGACAGCGAAGTTGACCCACGCCGCGTGCGACGCGCTGCGCTTGGGCATTTCGAGCCGCGCGCCCTCGACGGGCATCACGTCGTCGCCCAGCACGAGCCACGCGTTATCGCCCTCGACAGCGCTGTCAGGCACCTCGGCGCCGACGCTGTACGCCCGCGCGCCAGTGGAGGGGTCGAAGATGGCCCGCGTCGCGACGTAGTTGTAACCCAGTGGCCGCATGGCTCACGCTCCTATGTGCCCAGCACGAAATACTTGACCTCTGACGCGGTGCCGTCGATCGTCACCGAGCACCGCCCGTTGGAGTCGCCCGCGTCAGCGCGGACGCGCAGCAACAGCCACGCCCCGGCCGCGATCGCATACCGGCGCTTGCCCGGCCCCGTCGCGACACTGCCGGGGTTCAGCCCGTCGTAGGAGAAATTGACGCCGAGGTCGAAGTTGTGGCTACCGGCCCCGGTGTTGTTGATCAGCAATTCCGAGCCGGCGGGCACCGTGTCAGCGCTGCCCGTGCCCGTGCGCTGGTTGGCCACCGCGCCCGCAGTGCCGACAGGATCGCTCGCCCAGTCAGTCATCGTGTCTCCCTATCCGAACGCATAGAACCGTTCGCCTTCCAGCAATTCAGCCGCCCGGCCTGGCATGCGGTACTCAGCGCCGATCTGCTGCTCAAACGACGCGAGCTCAGCGAGGTCGGGGTAATCGCTGTCGCCGGTCGTCCACCGTTGCGTGCCCCACAGATCCCACACGATCTCTAGAACGCCGCTGGTGATGTTGTCAGACGGCACGAGCCTGCCCGCTTGGTACGTCGCGAGCCACGGCCCGAGCCAAAACGGAATGTAGTTACGCGGGTAACACGTCGCCGCAGCGGGGTTCTGGATCAGGTCAGCGCCCGCCCACACCGGGCCGGAAGGTTGCGCCGACTTGATCTGCGTGACCGCCGAGTTCGACGTCAGCGGCCCGTGCGGGCACTGGATGACGGGCTTAGACGCGCCGAGCGCCCCGCCGATCCAGTCGTCAGTGAACGTGCGCGGGACGATCGTGCCGACGACTTGCTCAGCGAGACGCGTCGCAGACGAGATCAGCAGTTGCAAAATCCGGTCCTTGCGCGTGTCTTGGACGCCGACATACTCGCGGGCCTCGCGGAGGCTGACCGCGGCCAGATAGGCGCGGCACGTCACGTAATCCGTCTGCGGCGTGCCCGGCGTCGTCGTCGCCCAGTCGAACCGCCACAGCCCCTCAGCGGGCATCACAAAGTCATACGACAGATGCGACGACGTCGGGGTGATGCTCACGTTCGTGACCGGTTGCGACCCGCCGACCTGCGTAATGGTCAGGCCCGCTGTCGCCGGCGTGGCCGGGTTGCCGTCCGTGCCGACAACGTCGATCGCGCTCGTGTACACCTGCCCGACCATCACCGGCATTTCTAGGCTCCCATCGTCGCGCCAGCACCCGCACCCGACAGCACAGCAGTCGCGCCCGGTTCGTCGATCGTGGCCGACGCGCCCGCGCGGCTCGAGACAGCGTGCGCCCCATCGCCCGTGCCGACTGTCGCCGATCCCCCGAGCACGCTCGCCCGCGTTTGCGCCGCCGGCCGGTCAGCGACCGCTTGTGCCAGCGCCGCTGCAACGACGGGCGCGACCCGAACGGCCGGCGGCAGTGCCCCCGCCGACGCTTGCGCGAGCCCCGCCAGCGCCAGTTTTCCAGCCGACACACTTGCGGGCGGCGCAGTCGCGGACGCCTGCGCAAGCGACGCATTGATGAGCACGAGCAGCGCGGCGGGCTGGCCGAGGGCGCCGCTTGTCGCGACGCCCGCGTTGGGCGCAACGGCGCTCCCCGGTCCCAGCCCTAGCCCGTTGGCCGTAGCACAGCCAGCGAGCGCATTCGACCCGACGCTGATCGCCGGTTGCGGTGCTGCCGCAGCGGCGGTCGCGGTCGGGGCTGTCGCGTTGACTCGTGTCGTTGCTGGCTGGCCAACAGCGCCAGCGGTCGCGCACGACGCCTGAGCGTTCGTGACGTTCGCAGAGGTGGCCGTCGTGCCCGCTGCGCTCGTGCTCGCGGTCGCAACACCACCGTTGACGGTGATCGCCGGCGTCGTTATCCCACCGACAGCCGACGCCGTGGCGGGGGCCGCGCCGGCGATCACCGACCCCTGAGCGGAGGGTGCTACAGCCCCGCCCGTTGGGGTAGCGGCGTGGGCCGCGACGATCGACGATACACCCGGCGCTGTAGCGCCCGCAGTCGCACAGCCGGCGCTCGCTTGGGTGATCACAGCGGTCGTGACTGTCGTCCCGGTCGCTGTCGCGGATCCGGTCGCCGTCCCCGCGTTCGGCGCGACGATCGGGGTGGCGCTGGGAGCGACAGCCCCCGCCTGCGACACACCAGGGTTGACAAGCATCAACGGGGCCGGGGCGGGCGCTGACGCTGCTGCTTGGGCCAGCCCAGCAGGCGGCGCGATCGTCTTGCCAGGTGCGGGCGCGGATCCGCTCGCTGTCGCCGATCCCGCCGAGGGCGCGACGATGCTCGACGGGGCCGGCGCGGTCGCCCCAGCGGTAGCAGGGCCAGCGGGCGGCGAGATCAGCGCAGCAGCAGCCGGCGCGGTCGCCCCAGCGGTCGCACAACCAGCGTTGACCAAGACGACAGTCGCGGGCGCGGGCGCGGTCGCTGCCGCAGTCGGGCTCGCAGCAGCCGGCGCGACGATCGTGCCCGGCGCGGGTGCTGTCGCCGATCCCGTGCCCGTGCCAGCGGGCGCGTTCGTCGCAGTCGTGAGCGCTTTGAACGCCCACGCATAGCCCTTAGTGACGACCGCCGGCCCGCCCCAGCGCGTCACCGACGACTGAGCGACCCCGCCCGTGCCGGTGCCTAGCTTGTCGTACGCCGACCATGTGAACGCCGACGTCGTGATGCTGACCGAATAGACCATCTGATACGGCGGGTCAACCGTTGGGCACCCGCCGCCGAACTGCGTCGTGCCCATCACGATGAGCATGTCGCCGTCTTGCGTCGGCGTCAGCGGCAGGCTCAGCGAGTTCGCAGTGCCGCTCGACGTGATCGTGCCTTGCACGTCGAGCGCGCCCACGCCCGGCGCGCACGTCCCGTTGATCGTGATGTTGCCGCTGACGGCGTTGCTTGTGATCGTGATCGTGTCAGCAGCAGTCAGCGGCGCTGTCGGCCCGCCGCCCGGCCCCCCGGTCGCGCCGGGGCAGCGGAACACGCCGAATTGCGGCGCCGGGGTGACGAACGCGTCGAGCACGTACGTGTTGCCCTGACTGTCCACAGCCGCGGTTGGCGTCTTGGTGGTGTTGTTCACCTGATAGGCGATCAGCAGCGTGTCGCCCGCGTTCGTCGTCGCAGTGACCGGGTACGTCGTCGAGCCAAGCGAGCCGGTGCTCTGCCCTTGCGCGAACAGATACGGCGCCGGCCCCGAGCCCAGCCCGACATAGGTCGCGTCGAACCGCTGGGTCAGCGTGCCCGGCGTGATCCTGCTCGCCGGCGCTCCCGCGAGCAGCGGCACGTCAGCCCCTAACTGTAAAGGTGCTCAACTAGGAACCGGTTGCACTGGATCGTCGCGTTCGCGCCGGCGAGCGTGCCGCGCAGCATGATCGGCATCGACACTGTCGTGTCAACCGCCGCTGCGGTATCGCCCGCCGACAGCGGCGCGGGCAAGTCGAGCCCCGCCGTCGCAGCCAGCGTGCTCGGGTTGGCGGGCAGCGCCCCGCCAGCGTTGAACAAGCGCAGATGCCCGAAGCTGCTGAACGTGTTGCCCGTCTTGGCGATCTCAATGACCGTGTGCCACGACTCCCACAGCCATTGAATGCCGGTCAGCACTGTCGTCCCTGTTGTGATCCCCGGAGGCGTGACGAGCGTCGTCGGACCCGAGCCCGCCGCGGCGAAGATCGTCGCCGTCGTCGATGTCGCTGTCGTCGTCAAGATCCCGCTCGCGGTGAGGCGCAACGTCGCCCCGTAATACAGGTATTGGGTGCCGACGCTAAAGTCAGCCGGCCCGGTCGCCTGCGGGCTGACCGTCGCTGTCGTCGCCGTGTTGAGCACGGTGCCCGCTGCGGTCTGCCACGGACGACCCCAATTCAGCAGTACGCCAAGCCCGACCGGCATGTCAGCCCCTCACGCCACCGTGCAAGTGATCCGCCACACGCCATTAGCAGACCAAACAACGGTGAATGTGCCATTTGTGACGCTATTGGTCCCGCCAAAATAATTGAAACAAATTCCCTGGTCAGCGACCGGCGCGGTCAGCGTGTCATCGTAGAACAAGTCACCGAACACGCTCGCGAGCGTCGCCGCGCTGCCGCTTGACGTGTTGCTCGCAGTGAACCACACCGCCGCTGCGGTGTCGTTAAAGTGCGTCGTCCCAGACCCGCCCGAGATCGCCACCCCGCCGGCGGCCCACTGCCCCGACTGGCTGACCTCGTTCGCAGTCAGCCATTGCGACGACCCAGCGTTGTACGCGGACAGCGCCGCTGTGACGTTCTGATCGGGCGTGATGCTGTTGTTGTACAGCGCGACCTTCGGCACGTCGGTGCCGAAGTTGAGCGATGTCTGCGTGCGTGTCAGGCAGTCAGCGATCCACTGCCGGAACATCGCGCTCCCCGACCACGCCATGACTACTTGCCCGCCTTCCTGCCCCGCGAGGCGCTCGTGCCCGCCGTCGCCGTGCCCGCCTGCGCGGTGACGACGACGATCCGGGGCGGTGGTGGCGTATCGCCGGCGAGCTCAGCCCACCGATCACGCTCAGACTCAGCTGCGGTCAGCGCTTGCTCAGCGGCGTCGAGCGCGCCCTGCGCCCCCGCCATCTGCGCGGCGTGCTGATCCGCGAGATCTGCGAGCGCTTGCCGTGCGCCGTCCCGCGCGGCAGTCGCGGCAGCAACGATGTCGTCGTGGTGCTGCGCAGCCGCGGCGGCGAACTCCGGGGTCACCTCGTCGGGTTCGCTCATCTGATGACTCCTGTCGCGCACGGCGCGAACACCGTGCAGTCTTGCCCGTCGTCGCGGGTCGTGATCACGTTCATATACGGCTGGCCGTCAGCGGGCGCGGTCTGCACGTCGTCGCCGTTGACGTAGTCCTCACGCAGATGCGCCTCGATCTTGCAGCGGGTGCCCCGCTCAACAAGCGGCACCGTCAGCCCGTGCGTGCCCGCGCACTGGTGGAACTGCGTATGCGGGCGCGGCTCGAGAGTGCGCGCGACAGTCGGGCAGTTCGGGCACTCCCAGAACGTCTCGCGGATCAGCAGCGGGACAGCGGTCACGACGTCGTCGAGGCGGGCGGGCTGGTCGTCTGCGACTGCCGTGCGCGCGGGCTCTTGCGCGCTTTCGGCGGGGTGCTCGCTGCTGTCTCATCGCCAGCGGCAGCAGCAGCACGAGCCTCCGCAGCGGGCGCAGTCTCGCCCGCCGGCGCTTTCGGTGCCTGGTCGGTCATCGGTACGCCTCTCTCGTCGAGCCCCAGCGCCGCGAGGCGCTTGCGATACACCTCTTGCGCGGTGCCGTTGCCGTGCGCCACAGCGAGGTCATACGCGCCAACAAGATCAGCGACGTCGCCTAGTCCCATGACCATCACGCCCACTGCAACGAGCGCCCGACCGACGCGGCGATCTTGTTCGCGCGCTGCGCTGCCGCGCCCGAACCGCCGGCGATCGTAAACACGTTCGCTGCGTGTATGAGTTGGTTCTGTGCGTACGGCGCGAGATTGCTGATGCCCGTGACGTTCTTGCCGTACGTCGTCGTATTCGTCCACGCCCCGCCAGTGGTGGGCTTGACCTGCGTCTGCGCCATTGAGGGAACAACCTTTCGTTGTGAGCGGGCGAGCGGGCAGGCGGGCTCGCGTCGTGAGCAGCGCGAGCCCGCCCGCGCGTCTGTACGGGGCTGTCAGCGCGTCAGAATGTCGGCGCGATCATCCCCGTGCCGTTGACCTTCTGCATCGCGTTCGCGTACCTGCCGAACGTATAGGCCATGTAGCCGTACACCACGAGCAGCACGCCCAAGTTGGCCGCGCTGGGCTGCTCAGCCCTGATGTACAGCGGGGCGTTGGGCTCCTCCCACAGGTGGCACTCGCGGGAGGGCACGACATAGAGTTCGTCCTCTGTGCCCGCGCCGAGGGTCGTGCCGATGTTGTTATCGACGACGACCGACAAGCCGACCGGCAGCCGGCCCCGGACCCCGGAGTTGTACGACGACCCCGCGTCGAGCGCGCCGATGTTGTACTGCTCCATCGTGCCGGGGGCCATCGTGTTGATCATCGGCCATGTGCTGGACATCTGCGACGCCAGCCAGTACCACCGCCGCGAGTGCATCACCGCGTAATCGGGTGAGCCCATCGCCAGCAGGGCAGCCTCAACCCCGGAGCACGCGCCGAGAATCTTCGGGTACAGCAGCGCGCCCGTGGGCGAAGCGGACACGAACGCCACAGACGTTGCGACCGCGCTCAGCCCGGTCACCGCCTGCGTGATCAGCGTCGCGTCGAGCACCGTCGCGTACCGGGAGAACAGGTCTTGCATCGTGACGTCCTCGGTCCCGGTGCCGCGGTCGATCGCCTGACGCGACATGCGCTGCTGCCCCGCGATGGTCTGCACGGGGATCGTCAGCAGCGTGTCGTCGAGCGTCGTCGCAGACGCGGGGTCGAGCTCGTTCGCCTGCAAGGCCGCGCTCGTGGCCGTGGTGATCCGGCTGATGTCGATCGCCATGCCGTTCGGCGGCAGCGGGTGATGGTTGCACACGTCCGCGAACGGGCGCAGACCCGCGATCGCCGGCGCATACAGGTCGGTGAGGTACTGCGGCACCGTCAGGCCGGCGAAGTTGCCCGTTGTGGTGTCGCCGGCGGCCCGCTCCAACTGGCCCGCCATGCGCTCCACTCGTTCCTCAGCCATGTGCCGCGCGAGACGCTGTGACGCGTGCGCGTCGTTGCTGGTGAACTGCCGGGCAACGTCCATGATGAACTGCCGCCCGTACGGGTCGCTCTGCCTGCTGTACTGGCGCGGCTCACTGCCGATGCGCGCAACCTGATCGTAGGCGGGGATGCCCCGCTGCCGCGCGTTCGCGTGATCAGCCTGCGTCGCGACGCCCGTGCCAGGCGGCGCGGGGATCGACAGCGGAGCAGTGCCGTCGCTGCTGATCGGTGCGCCGGCGGGTACGAGCACCGCACCGCGCGCCTGATAGTCGGCGTCCTCCGACTCCAGGTCACGCAGATCAGCGATCTTGGCCTTGACGCCCTCGATGTCACTGCGGGCCTGATCGCGGCGCGACCGCGCCGCCGCGACCTTCTGAGTCTCGTCTTGGGTCAGCGACGCGCGGCCCTCGCTGCGCGCCGTCTCCAGAATGTATGCGACCTCAGCGCGGGCGAGGTCGCGTCGGTGGTTCGCTGCGTCGAGCTCAACCTGCGCTGACGCGAGCAACTTGCTGACGGTCGGGTTGCCGTCCATGAATACGCCCTCCATAGGCATGCTGAATTGGAACCGGGGGGCGCACGCCTCGCCGCTGTGACTGGCGGCAGATCTAGCCCGCTGTGACTGGCGGGTCTGACACGAGCGCTATGACTGGCGCTCGCGCGGTGTGCTCAGACCGCGAGCCCTGCGTCAACATCGCGATCGTCGTCGCTTTGCAGCAGTTCAGCGGCCATCTCGACGCTCAGCCCTGTGACCGGGGCGGGCATCGATGCTTGTGAGTCGGGCTCGGGCGCGGCGTTGCCGTGCGCGTGCCCGTGGTCGCCGTCGCCGGCGTGAGTGTGCGAGTGCGTGTGCTGCCAGTCGCCGCCCTGCGTGCCGTTGGCCGCGTGCGCGTGCGAGTGCTCGCCAGTGAAGTCGCCGTGAGTGCCGCCGCCCGCGCGGGACATCACGAGCGCGACGTCGTCGCGGCCCGCGAGCAACGGCACGACGTCGCCCAGATCGCCCCGCATCTGCAACTGCACGACCGCTGCCCGGGCCGCGCCCAGCGGCAGGCGTTGCAGGTCAGCCAAGATCTGCGGGGCGCGCGCGCCGATCGAGGTAAAGGGGTTGGCGCCGTAGTTGACGGCGCTGACGTCGCCCCGGTGTATGTCGGCCTCGTAGATCGTGAACTTGTCGTACTGCTCGTTCCACCCGCCGGCCTCCAGGTAGAACGCGAACGACATTTCGGTGATCAGTTCGTCGTCGATCGCGCTGACAAGATCACGCACGTCGTTGCGATTCATGTTCAGCCGCGCCCGCGCCCCGAGGCCCGTCGAGTCAGCCCACAGCGTCAGCGACGGGTTATCACCCGTCGTGCGCGCCATCGTCATCCCGCGATGGTTCAGCAAAAACGACGTGTCGAGATCGTCGCGGGCAAGCGACGCGTCGAACGCGCTCGCCTTGATCACCTCGTCGTACGGCCCCCACATGTCATACATCGTGTAAGGGGTATCGACGACAGACGCGTACCCCTCCACCTCGTAGAACTCGTGACCGCCGAGTTTGATCGTCTTGGCGCGCAGCTTCCCGATAAACACCGGCTCGCGCCGCTCCAGCCGGAACGGCACATGACGCGCGTCGCCGTTGAGGCCCGCCATGCGCGCCTGACCCGCTGCTGCCGACTCGGCGTTCTGGATCGTGGTCAAGTGAGCCTCCAAATGGGACGTTGCCGCCTGAGTGTTCGTCAGGCCGTTCGTCTTAGGGATCGACGACAGCGCCGACCGGACGCCGTTCGCGTTCGGCGGGTCGCCCGGGTGCTTGTGATGGGGCAGCGCCCACGCCTCTTGGGTGCTCGTGTCGCCGGCCTTCTTGCCGGCGCAGATCGATGCAAAGCACGACGCCGGGGTGTCCGATGCGGTGCAAGCGCTCATCGCCGCCGGCCCGTCCCACGTCGAATTGTCAACAGCAGCCCTGACCGCGGTCATCGTCACGGCGCTCCTGGTGCGCCCGTGGCAGTCGAGACAGTCGTCAGTCATTGCGGTGCCTCACCATCCCCGCCCGAGATCGCAGCCGGCTGCGGCGGTGGCGCGGGCTGGCCGGGCACCGGCACGAGCGGGAGCGCCGGCGTCGGGAACAACAGCAAGAACTCGTCGAGTTGCGCGTCGGTGAACGGGGCTTTGCCGAGCACCTCACGCGCCTCGCTCGGCGCGATGATCCGGCCCTCAATCAGCCCGCGCAGATACGACGCGCGCGTTTCGGGGTCCATCGCGAGCAGGTCGTCAGTGTCCAACTTGACGAACCGGGGCGACTGCGTCGTCTCAGACAGCGCGCCCTCGCGCCTGCGGATCGCCGGCCGCAGATGCGTGATCAAAAATTGCAGATGGCGTTGCGTGATGTTCGCATACGTGATCTTGGTCCCGCTGTTGACCTCAGCGTCAATCAGGTCACCAGGGCAGCCCAAGAACCGCGCGACGTCGAGCACGCCCGCCTTTTGCGACTCCAGCCAGTCAGTTGACGCCTGATTCGCCTGGATGAGGTCATACGTCCAGTCGTTGCCATGAACAAACGGCTCGCCGCTGACGATCGCCGCGCGCCACGCCTCTTTGATTGCCGTCGCCTCAGGCCCGCTGATCTTTTTCGCGCTGTTCTGCAACCGGGCCCGGGGCACGCCCCCGCCGCCGAACCATCCGACCGCGAACTGCTCGACTGACGACCAGCGGCCCAGCGTCCACGCCGCATACGCGATCGGGCTCAGCCCCACCGGCAGGCCCGCGATCGTGTACTGCTTTTCGTGCCAGATGTCACGCGGGTCGTAATACTTCCCCTGGATCTGATACGACGTGATGACGTTCAGCCGGGTGTTGATCGACACGGTCTGCGCGAGTTGCAGGTCGATCTGAGCGGGCAGCCCGTTGCCGTCGCGGGCGCTGATGATGCCGATCGCGTTGCCCAGCCGGTCTAGGTCAACTTGCGACGAGTACAGCCATTCCATGATCCCGACGCGCTGCCCGTTGAGCAGCCCGCCCGGCGTGGTGAGCACTTGCGGCGTCGGCGCTTGCACGTTGATCGTCGAGCCGTCAGGCATGTTCACCTTGCGGAACACCGTCAGCGGCAACGTGGACAGCAGGTCAGCGCGCAGCCGCAAGCACGCCCACACCGCCGAGTTGCGCAACGCCTGATCGGGCGACACGTACGGCATGCCCGAGCCCGTCATGCCCGAGCGCAGCGGGATCAGGTCTGTCCAGTTGGTGATGCCGAAGAACTCGCGCAGCTTCGCCATATCGACGCCGGCGCCGTGGTTGAGGATGCTGGCCAGGCCGGTCGAGGCCATCGCCCCGTTGCGACCGCCGCTGAACACGCCCATCAGGGCATCCTGTGATCGACGATCAGCAGCGCGACGCCCGCGCACAAGCAGAACACCCACCACCCCAGGCCGGGCAGCGCGTAATCGACGATGCCGCCGATCGCCGCTGCGACAGCCAGCGCCCCCGCGTACCCCGGCACGCTCGTGCGCCGCAGCCACACCCGCGCGGCGACAGTGACCAGCATCAGCGTCACCCGCCGCCGGATTACGCGCAGATTGCGCGCAGGCGTGTCGCGCTCGACGAGCTCAGCCGGCTCGGCGTTGATCGCTGTCAAAGATCCTCCCGCGTACGCTCAGGCGCATGGGCCTTGACGCTGTGCTGGTTGGCGGCATCTGGGACGGCAAGACGTTCACGGTGCCCGACCCGCCGCCGATGCACATCGAGGTTGCGCTGCCGCCGCAGCCGGTCACGCTCGCGTGGCTCGACTGCCCCGACTTTGACGCGCCGCTGCCCGAGATCAGCGTGTCGTACCGCTACGGCGGGATCCGCGATGACGGTCTGCGGTGGTACTCGCGCGGCTAGACGCGCACGCCGTTGTCGGCAAGGAATTTGAGCCCCGCGTCGTCGATCAGCCCCGCCTCGTACAGGCGTTTCAGATCGTGCGGCGCGTACACGCCCAGACGGCACAGCCGCAAGATCTCGGGCAAGTCGAAATGCACCGACTCGACGGCGTTGTAATCGTTGCCGCCGTGCTGCTGCCAGCCCCACCACGCGAGCGTGTACGCCACGAGCGGGCTGATGTCAACAGCGACGTGCTGCCGGTCCCACGCTTGCCCGTCGCCCAGCCGGCGCACAGCAGCGCCCGCGAGCGCGTTCGCAACCTCCCGGTCGGACGCGTGGCGCAACTGGTCGTCGCGCACCGCGTCGTAAAACGCGCCGAACGCGTGCGCCATGTCCGTAGCCGAAGGCTGCTCGACTTTGAGATCAGACGACTCAAACTCGTCGATCAGGCTCCCGGCCGCGGCTCGAGGGTCGATCACCCACACCGTAGGCCCGTACTGCCGGTCGAGGCGTTTCGCGCGGGCGAGCAGCCAGTTCGTACCGGGGCGGTGGTCAGTGATCTCGACGTACCCGCCGTTAAAGTCGCCGCCATCGACGACTGAGCCGCACACAGCGATCGCGCTCGCCCCCCGATCCGGGGTGGTGTCTACGCCGAACACGACGCCAGCCGGGCGGGGCGCGTCAGCCAAGGTGGTCGCCTCCCACCACGTTTTCGGGATGACAGCCCACCCGTCTTTAAGCGCCGGGTACGTCCCGATGCCGAGGCGCTCGCACCCGAACACCTCGTCAGACATGCCCTTGCGCTCACGGTCCACCGATTCAAGCGTCAAACCCGTGCCGTTGCTGTGTATCAGGCCGAGCCCCGGATTGCTCTTGTACAGCGAGTCGATCGAGTCACGGTCGTCGTGCTCAGCGCAGTCACGCGGGCAGTATTCGTGGTGCGGGTCGATTGACCACTCAGCGAACCACAGATCCTCGTCGTCGCCCTTGATCCCACGGTGGCGGATCAGCGCCAACTGCGTTGACTTGATGCCGAGCCCGGCGCTGGCCGTGTACCACACTTGCGGGCCGGCGTCGGTGGCCATCTGCCGGGCGCTCAGCGTCGGCAGCGACCCGCCGACGCTGTCAACGTCCAGAATCATCGCCTCGTCGTACACGACGCAGTCGCCGGAAAATCCCCTACCGCTTGACCCGCTGCGCGCGATGTAGGAGAGCCGAGCCCCGCCCCGGAACTCAAAACCTTCCTCGCCGTGCGCCTCGTTGACCTTCATCACGCGCCGGTCGAGATCCGGGTTGCTTTCGATGATGATCCGCATGCGGCGGAACGCTTCACGGGCGGTTTTGAACTGGTGCGCCGTGTGGATGATCAACTGCTCACCGAACAAGCACAGCCCCGCCAGTTCGCGGGCTTCCAAGATCGCGCCTTTTCCGTTCTGCCGCGGCACAATGAGGCCAATTTCCCAGGTCAGCCACTTGCCGTCCCAGCGTTCAGCGAGCGCGCCCATCAGCGTCCACCGTTGCCAGTCGTCCAGCGACAGCCCGGCGCGCTCAGCGAAGTCGATCGCCTCTGGCCCAGCAGAGGACGTCGCTATAGGCGCTGAGCGCAGCCGGGGGCGCTGGTCACCAACCCTGCTCGGCTCGCCGTTTCCGTCGTTGTGCCGCGACCTCGTCAAAGCCTTGATCACCTCCGCGCGGGCCCTGCTGCGCCCGGGCCGCGACTGAGATGCCGAGCAGCGCGTCACGCCGCGCGCTGATGCGCACAAGCCGGTCGATCGCTTGGAGCACGACACGCGGCGACGGGTTGTTCGCTGTCGCTGCGGTGCGCATCACTGTCTGCGCTGCGCGTTCCATCGACGCGAGCCGTTCAAGTTCTAGCGTCAGCGCGTCGCCCTCGACGACCCGCTCGCCCGCGTGCGCTTTGAGCGCCCGCGACGCGTCCTGCACTGCTGCTGACGCTGTTTTGAGCGTCGGCTCGGTGTCGCAGATCTGCTGATACGTCATGCCGGTCGCGCGCATGCTCAGCACCCGCTCACGGCGGGCAGCGACCTCGCGGCGCTGTCGTTCGCTGGCCATCACACGAGCCTGACACGCGGCCGGTGCCGTGGAGCGGGCGGCCGGGGTCGAACCTGCCTCTCCCCACCGGAGGTGGAGCGCGTCACCGACGACGCCTCGCCCGCGCGCTCAGGATACGGGAGCGCCTTCTTGGCCAGCAGCCGGCGCATCGACTTGTCGAGCGGCATGCCGTACCGGTGCTTACCTGGCAGCACGACCTGAGACGCGCCGGGGTCGATGTGCTCACGCAAGTAACTCAATGACTGGCGCGTGTTGCGCCCCGACCCGAACTGCACGCCGCCCATCGACCGGGAGTGACGCAGTTCGCCGTTGACGACGAAACACGTTTGCGGCGCGCTCGTGCCCAGATACGTCCAGTTGCCCGCTTGATAGATGCCGCCGTGGTGCCCGTGCGCGGGATCCGCGAACGAGATCACCAACCGCAGGCCGGGCGCGGAGCGTTTGAGCTCGCTCAGCGCCCGCGACACGATCGCGCTGACCGGGGCCTCGTGCTCGCGCAAAGCGACGCGGGTCAACTCGCACACATGCGCCGGCCCGAGCCCGTACGCGGTGCCCAGCGACGCGCTCGCCCCACGGGAAAAGATCACGCAGCCTTTGAACTGCTCAGCCTCCCAGACGCCGAGCAGCACCCGCCGCGGTGGCGGCATCGACTGCGAGTAATGCCAGTTCAGCACCGCGAACTTGGCCGCATCGTAGGAGCACGACGCCACGAGCAGGCTCACGTCGCAGCTTTCGCGCCGAGGTGCTCGGGGTCGTTCGCGACGTCGTACCCGCACCGCTGGCAGATACGCGGGGCCAACTCGTCGAGCGGCGGGGGCGCGCCGCCGTCCGGTTGAAAGTCGGGGCGCAACGCGCGCAGATCTTCGGCCTGCCAGCCCGTACCGGCGAAGTCGCTGCCGAACGTGCCCAGCAGCGCCACGAGCGCCTCACGCTCATACCCGCCCAGTTCAGCGAGCCTGTTGTCGGCAGCGTTGACGCGCCGCGCCTCATCCCAGTCGTCGAACGCGGTGAACTCGACACGGCATGTGCTCGCGCCGGCCCAGCCCGCCGAGTCGGGGCCGTACGTCTCCACCAACTCAGCTGCGGTCAGCCCGCCCAACTCTTGCATCGCCAGCCATGTGTGATTGCCCGCGACGATCACCCGCTCATCATCGACCGGCCACACACAGATCGTCCGGTACTGGCCGAAGCGGGCAAGCGACTGCTTGATCTCATCCAGCGCCCCGCGACGCGGGTTGCCCGGGAACGGCACGAGCGACGTGAACGGCGCGACGTCGTACCCGAGGTGTCTCGACACACCGTCTCCCGTCAGCGATAGTGTCAGCGCATGAGCAACGACTTGCCCGAGCACAACTGCGACCCGCACGGCGAGCACTGCGCCGGGCACTGCCCCGGCCGGCCGGGGTGCGAACGCCCCGCGCATCAGCCACCGCAGCCCAACGGCCTCGATTCGGTGTGGCGCGGCCAGGGCAGGCACCGCCCGTGGGATACAGGCGGGGCGGGACCGCTGCGCACGATCCAACGGCTCGCAGTCACCGGCGAAGATGCGCCCGCCCGCGTCATCTTTGACGGCCCGTCAATGGCCGGCCCGTCGCGCTGAACGTGACCGGGGCCCGCTGACTAGGCGAGCCCCGGCAGCAACCGGTCACCCGGCGCTTTTCACGGTTGACCACGACAGACGCAGCCGGGCTGACTAGCACTGGCCTCGCTTGCGCGGTGCGCCCCCAACGTTACGCTTGTCATCACAGCCCGGCATCATTCAAGGGAAATGCCTACCGGCCCGAGAGGGCCACGGCGGCTCACTTGGCGCTTTGATGGCCATAACCGGGCTACAGCCGCCGGCCCGTCCAGTGCGCGGGCCGGCGGCGCTAAACTTCGCCGCACAGCCCGGTTGCTTTGTTGCCTCACATAATCCATGTCAAGGGACGCGGCCAGCCGGACTGAGCCGCCCGGTTCGTCCTGGGGAACCACAAAACGCGCGCCGGGCGGCGCCGTGTCACGTCGCGGAGAGAAAAATGCGCCCTGACCGCGGCCTCAGCGTGGCGTCAGGAAAAAAACGCCGCCCCGTGGTCGGGGTGGTCGAGCAGATCCCTACGCTCGAGCCGCGCCGTGGTGCCGTGGAACTGCCCACCGGGAGGGGAGTGCCTTGACCGGGAGGGGAGTCTCACCATTGGCCCCCGGTTTTTTTGTGGGTAGTTCCTTTCCCTGAAGGAACTGCCCCCCGGTGTGGATCGAGTGCCCGGTTCACCATGTGCGGCGCCGGGGTGGCGGGGTGCCCCGGCGTTGCGTAGTGCGCTGCTGTTGCGGTGGTCGCCGTGCGCGCAGCGCATTGCCCAGTCGGGCTCCCGCCCTGCGGTTGCACGTGGCGTGTGACAGTCGCTTGATCGGGGTGATGCCACGGGGCAGGGCGATCGCCCGTGGCGGGTAGTCATCCAGATCTAGACGCTGTCGTCTGAACATGGGCCGGTGACAATACGGGCAGCGGTCGATGCCGTCTTGCAGCACGAGCAGCGCGGCGGCTCTCGCTTGCTGATGGGACCACCCGAGCCCAGCGGTTGTGGTGCGACCGGGGGGGTATGGGCGGCGTCTCACGAGCCTGCGACAAGGTGCAAGAACTGTGCTGCTGTTGGTGCTTGGGACTGGTCAG